CCTTCATTATCATTAGGGGCTGTATCTTTAACTGCTCCTTTAATTGATTCCACATTTACTATCAATGCTCCTTCATTATCATTAGGGGCTGTATCTTTAACTGCTCCTTTAATTGATTCCACATTTACTATCAATGCTCCTTCATTATCATTAGGGGCTGTATCTTTAACTGCTCCTTTAATTGATTCCACATTTACTATCAATGCTCCTTCATTATCATTAGGGGCTGTATCTTTAACTGCTCCTTTAATTGATTCCACATTCCAAATATTTACAAGTACGTTGACTATGCAAGGAGTGATTGTTGTATCTTTCTTAACAACAACATCGGTAATTTATCCTCCAGTTTTTATTAGCGATCAGCTGATAACGACGAGTTTCTTGGAAAGTACTTTTAGTGTAATTAGCCCTAAGCTCAATCTGAATGTTGTCACACCCACACTGGGTAGTAACTTTATTGCATTTACACCTGCACTAAATACGACAAATTCAATCACAAGCGCTTTCATTGACTCCGTTTTCCAAGTTTTTAATGCGGGCGTAGTGCCGGGCGCAGTTGCTATAGCAGCACCTGTATTGCCGAGTTCGAATGCTTTCTATGTACCCAATCTTTCATTAGAAGCAAGTTCATTATCAGCGGCTTATATCGGAATTTCAGGTGCTATTTATGCACCGTCATTGAGTGGAGGCGCTGCTGCAATTCTCACCACATTAGATATCGAACGTATAGTTGATGCTTTGCTGTTAAGGTTAAATTTGGATATTATCCCGGTGAATGTCAAGAAAATGAACGATGCTTTTGTTCAAGGCGATGGTACAATCAACAATAAATGGAGGGGTTGATGTTTGATGAAAATTCATTTGAACAAAACTCTTTCAGTATTGACAGTTGGTGGTTTTCAATCATTGAATTAATCAAGAAAAAGATAAAAACACTCGCAACAATGCCGAGAAAATACTTGGTATTCCCTCGTTTCAAGATAGGAGGCTGAATGCAGCACAATGAAAGGCAATTATGGCTGTCGTGAACGCCTCCCGTGGAGCGAAGACAGTCGCTGATCCGAACGCTAAATATGAATCATTAATGCGAGATTGGCTGGTATCTCGCGCAATGTGTAGTGGTGAACAATTTGTTAAAGCTTATGATAGTGTCATCGACAATGTGAGTTTTAACAATTTGTTAATTCCATTTTCACCGTCGATGAGCTCTTTGCAGTATAATTTTTATCGTGCTGAAGCGGAATTGCCTGGAATAACGGCTGAATTTTCAAAAATGATCGTTAGTGGTTTATTGAGAAAGCCACCAACGATCACGCTTCCACCATCAGTACCTAAAGAAGCTGCTGATTGGATTAAATATACCTTTAATCAAGATAACACTTCTATTGAATCTTTTTTAGGAACCGGGCTGTGGGAAGAAATTCAAACCAGCAGAGCATGGGTATATGTTGACTACCCTCATGTTATAAATCCTGAAGACTTGACACCAGATGAAAAGAAAGAATTAAAACCTTATCCAGTCCTTTGGCCCACAGAAACAGTAATAAATTGGAAAATGGGGTTTGACGATTTAGGTAAGCAAGTTCTTAAACAAGTAATTGTTAGAGGATTTACCGAAGAGTATGGCGATAACGAATTTCACCCTTCAAATATTGAAACTATTAAGGTGCATGAACTCGATGAAAAAGGTGAATATCGAATTCGTGTATTTAAAGCTAAAGCAGATGTCGGTGATTTAAAGTTCGTGAATGGGCAGCAGGTGAAAGATATGAAAACCAAGCCTGCTTTTGAGCATGTTGAAACATTAGATAAAATTTTAGTTAACAGTGAGCGCTTGAAATTTATTCCGGCTTGGCCTCTTAATGGGCAAGTAGAGCCATCTCCGCCCATGCTCAATGCGGTGATTAACAAAGAAATTGCACTTTATAATAAAATCAGTCGACGTAACCACTTGTTATATGGTGCCGCGACTTATACGCCGGTGATCATTGCGGATATGTCTGATGAGGATTTTGAAGAAATTGTCAATAGTGGTTTAGGCACTTGGATTAAACTACCCGCTGGCAGTTCAGCTGAAATTCTTCAAACACCGACTGAAGCGTTAGCAGATATGGACAGAGCAATTATGTCCAGTATTGAAGAGATGGCAAAGCTCGGCATTCGAATGTTGACACCTGAAGCTGATCAATCCGGTATTGCTTTAGAGATTCGGAATGCTGCTCAAACTGCCAGACTTGGCACATTAAGTTCAAAAGTCTCTAGCGTGATGCAGCAAATAATTGCCTTCATGTTAGAATGGCGTTATGGCATTGTTGTGAAAGCTTCTGAAGTTGTGTTTAAATTATCTGAAGACTTTAATGCTACACCGTTCGGAGCTGATTGGATGCGATTGGCCACTGAGTGGTATCAACAAGGTCTTATTCCCAGATCTATTTGGGTACAAATGCTTAAGCAAAACGATATGTTGCCTTCCGATTATGATGATAAGGAAGGTCAGAAAGAGATTGACGAAGAGCAACTGATTGACAGACAAGCAGAAAATGATGATTTTGCTGATAGAGCAAAGTTAGAGTACAAATTGCTTGAAGAAGCTCCTGAAGTTGCTTTTGAAAAACGTAAGGAAGTGCCTGTTTCGAATAAAAAGAAACAAGCTGATTCGTAATCACTCTAAAGGATTAAAATGGCTGAAACCACAAGTCAAACATACAACACCGATATCGATGGCTTAGTCCGTCGTATCGATCGCATTATCACTGAAGTCATTAAGAGCCAATCGTCGGGTGTTAGCCAAACGATTAGCTTCGATGTCGTTCGTGCTAAGGCTTATGTTGAGAGTTTGCGTAGCTATATCGACTATGTTACTTCACAACCCTTGATGGATCTCCCGGAGACTGGTCCGCGTGCCATCTCAATGTTGCCTAAGGTTGTGATCCCGCGTCTCGAGAACGAGTCATCGTATGATATGGCTACGATGTTCGATCTGATGCGTGATGAGATGGCAGGTTCTAATTCAAGTCGCCTTCCTTCAGGCCTCATCAGCCATGATGAAGTTCGTGCTCGTTCGTATTTGGTACGTATTGATAATTTCATCAATGGTTATATTACCGTGATTGATCCTCTGGATCTTCCGGAATCTTCACCGATGACTCCTGTTTCAGGTCCCGGTAAGCAAGGCGTTTAAACCCAAAGGCCCTTCGGGGCCTTTTTATTATGACTAATGTTAACACAAAAATCTACGACAAGGCGATAGATCGTGCCGCAATGGTGAGACTGTATGAGCGTAGAGTGAATAGCAAAGTCGCTAAAGATCTCGATGATCATATTGTTCGTTTAGATAGTCTGATTAGAAAGACAGATAAGCTTAATAACCCTGCCTTAATGGATGGAATTGACCTTGAACTTTTAAACACTTATAAAAATACCTTAAACACAACTAAAAGATCTCTTTTAGATTTATTCACTGATCAAGTATCATATGCCTACCAAAATATTGAAGTGGCCATGGGTCATATTTGGGAAACTGAAAGACCTCATACACGATTAGCTGAAGATGTTGTTTTAAAGAGATCTCTAGTGGGTGACAAGACATTGGCCGGAAGTTGGGCGGGTGTTAGTTATAATGAAAGACTTCGATTACAAGCTATAATTCGTAAAGGTATTGCAGAAGGTGAAACCGTCGATAAGATTGCCCTTGCCATTAGAAAAGGCAATCTACATCGAATCACACGTTCACAATCTAGAGCATTAGTCGTGACTTCAATAACTAGTGTGGCTTCTCAAGCAGACCAGGCTGTTTACTTAGCGAATGAAAAGGCAATTCGTGGTTATCAATACGTGGCTGTGTTGGATAGTAGAACCACGTTACTTTGTTCTCATCGTGACGGTAAAATCTTTCCTGTTGAAGACACTGTTCACTTGCCTCCGGCGCATATAAACTGCAGATCAACCACTGTTCCTGTAATGGCATCTTGGGAAGATCTCGCTAAATTGGAAGGCGTGGCTCAAGTTAGACGTAAGAATATTGAAAAATTGAGTAAGCGACAAATTGCATATTATGATGGCCTTACACCGCTTAAAGAAAGTTATAATGACTGGCTGCTTAGGCAGCCTAAAGAGGTACAATTACGTCATTTGGGTGATTATAAGCGTGTTGAGCTTTTTAATACTGGTGAGCTCACCGTGGATAAGTTTTCCAATGCTGAGGGTAACTCCGTAGGTATTCGCGAATTAAGAGCAATTACTGAAGCAGGTTATACAATACCTGGTGACACTAAACGATTTGCGGCTGCTAAAGCACAATTAGATTCAATGCAATTAGGTGCTTCAAAACCTGAAGATTTCTTTATTGATAAAAAGTTAGTGAAAACACTTGAAGATTATTATGTGCTTCAATCTAAAGAGCTCGGTGGTACTTTATCATTAACTAATTATCGTGGCGCTTTGATTCATACCAAAAAGAGCATGAAATCTCGTGTGCTCACTTCTCCACCTAGAGAGGATCAACTCAAATTTAACCCGATTACTGGAAGATATGAAGATGTTCGATTGTATCAACCCAATCCTGGCGTATTAGCTAATAATCTTAAACTTGTTGAAGAAAGCGATGTTCTTCTAGCGAAAGACAAAGAATTCTTATTGCAATTTTCAGACTCTCTAAAAGATCGTATGAGTGTGAATGAGCGAGCTGTGGTAGTTGACAATTTAAGAATTTTGTTTACTCGTTATCGGAATAATAAAGAAATTTGGGGTAATTTCAAAGCTGTATCTCAGGCTCAGATTAAGTTTGATGTGATGAACGTATCTGACGCAATAGAAACACAGATTAGGAAAGATTCAGATATTCTTAAGAAATTGCTTCAAGATAATTATATTGATCCGGTTTTAGGTCCCACTCAACTTGAGGAGTTACAAGCCACCTTTCTCAGTAACATTCGAGAAAGAAATCTTTGGGAAGATAGAGTTGCACCAGGAATTGCAAAGAAACTTCGTTCAACCTTTGATCTTACTATTGCTAAGAAAGTGCCCACTGTCTGGGGCAGACTTTCTGATAGAGAACTGCAGCAATTTTATCTCAAGTTTGCCCATAGACTCAGCCTCGCAGACTCTCCAGACAGAGATCAATTCGCAGTTCAACTAGGTAGAGATCTTTATAATTTAGCTAATTATAATGGTGATCGTAGAAAGTGGTATGAACTTGGAATGGCGATTTTAGAAACCAAGAAGGTTCATCGTTTCTTCGAGATTGAAACATTCGGTGTTCAAAAGCGTCGGATGAAAAGTCGAATGAGCGGCAATTATTTTGGACCCTATTACGATACTGTTGCTTACAATATCAGAGTGACCGACCCAAAAATACAAAGATATTCTCAATTAACTCGTAAGATCGATGTTGGCCTCAGAGTGGCTGTGATTGATCCTAAGAATCGTCTTGTGGTTAGAGAAGGTTATAAGACATACTTTATTGATCGTGGTTTACTTGGTTATGAAGATACTCGAATCCCTATTACTTCAACACACAGTTTTAGTGATTTCCCGGAAGAAATGGTGGATAAGAGTCTAGTCGATGCACTAAATTGGGCCGGTAAAACTGAGTATAAAATCGATGAGGACTATCATGATTTTATCAGAAAGTTGTTATATTTTGAAGATGACAAAGGGAAGGCCAAATATTATAATGAGCTTAATGAGTATCGAAAGTTTATTGCAGCTAGAGGCGATTCTTATGAACGATTCAAAGCAATGGAATGGCTTCGAAATTCAGGAAAGTCATTTAGCAACCATCCTTTCATCGATCACAGAGCCCGTATATATGATCGTGGAATGATCTCTCCACAATCCGGTGAAACCTTTCGACCTTTCTTAAATACCACTGAACCTAAGATTTTAGGAATTGATGGATATGAAAATCTACAAGACCAAATAGGATCCTTTTTGGGTGGTTTGAACGATCGACTTGAAGGCAGGTTTAATTCGCTGACAGTGACAGGTAGACAAAAAATAGCTCAAAAGTGGAAAGCTGATTTAGTGAAAATCGGCAATCACATGTTAAGAGGGAAGCCTGGAGATATACGTGCAATACTCGAGTCGGAAATTACGAAAGATATAGATGGTGAAGATATCGGAAAATTTTACAGATTCGCTATTGAGCAAGCCAAGCTCGATAATTATTTGGGCGGTGACTATTCTATCCGTAATCTTAATAAGCTTAACAATTATCGCACTTCTCTTGCCTTAGAGCAAGATGCTTCTTCTTCAGGCGCTCAAATAATCGCAATTACAACACGTAATAAACAATTGGCGGAACTAAGCAATGTCATCCCAACAACTCAAAAGAAACGATTGTACGACGAAATTGCTGCTGCCACTTTCAATGATCCCCGGTTTAAAAATCTCAATAAGAAATTGGGACTATCGGAGAAGGATCTTCGAAAAGCGGCGAAAGCTCAAAATATGGTTACATTCTACGGAGCAGGCGAACGCACCGGAATCTTAAATGTTGAAGGGAAGTTGAGCAAAGTCCTTGGAAAAGATACAAATACTTTAGTAGTCAAGGCAGCGGATCGAGATACAGTACTCAACGAAATTTCAGCTCAAATTGCAAGATATGAGAAGTTTGATCTTGATACTGCAGAAGAGCTTCGATTACTAAGGAATAACGTTAAAGATATCTTTAACAAAGGACTTGATCCTGGTGATGATATTCTTGAACAACTCTATTTCTTGCAACCACAAACACGTGAACTTGTTGAGAGAATGTCAACGAATTATGAACGAGTGGTAACCCCTGATGATTTTAAACAAGTCGCGAAAATCATGAGTGAGCATCTCGCGGAACAAGTGCCCATTCTCAAAGAATTCACTAAGTTTTATGGTAGATTGGCTGAAGACTTTTTAAAGAATTCAAAACCATCTAAGAGCGATTTCGATTGGGAAAGTATTGCTAAAACAAGCATTCGAGGCTCTAAGTCTAAAGGTTATGTTTTGCCTGATGTGGTAAGTCGTATTTTAGGTATAAAAGCTAGAGAGCCTGTATCTGAAAAAGTTTTGAGACGTTTTGGTTTTTGGAAACCTGACGGAACATTAAGTGAAATTCTCTATGGGGTCCCTTCTCCCGAAGATCGTAGAACAGGCGCCAAATTTATGAAACTTGAGATACTAACACCTACACTTCCGACTCCAGAAAATCTATTGAAAGGTAAATTTTTATCTGAGCAAAAAATATCAGGTGTTGAGGTCTTCTATGCTAATAAATTGCCTAAAAGCTGGACAAACGTTCCTTCTGCTAATTTTGATGGAAAAATTATAGAACAAAATTTCACTCAAACTTTTGAAGAGCGTTTATTCTATAAAAATCCTGACGGTACTTGGACAACGAACATTCTACAAGTTCTTCAAAAGACTTCTTCTAATTGGTGGGAAGAAGCAGCAAATAAAATAGGTAAGATAAATGATATTGCGGATGCTACTAAAGCTAGAACAGCTTTTGGTGTTAACGCTAATCATTCCAATGATGCTGTATTGGTGAAGAAATTTCATTTGTGGGGTAAGCGTGAAGGTGTTCCAACTTCCACGATTCATGACGCTTTCTTCGCGAATGCAGCTGATATGCTTAAAGCTAGAAAGGCTTTACGTACAATCTATGCTGAAGCTTTAAAGAATAATGTTATCAAACTTACATTAGATGAGATGTTAGCTAGAGGACTTCCCAGACATCTTTATGATCAATATCTAAAAGAAGCCATAGATTCTGGTCTGATCCCTGTAGAAGGTATTTCCAAGATCAATGGAAGAACAATGAAAAAGAATGATATTCTCAATGAAGATGATATTTTGAAACCCGTTCCTGACGGTTTTAAAACGGACTATAGCTGGTATGGAGTTGGCTGAATAAAGCTGTTATATTAACCCAGATGACCTATTTCAAAAGTCATTTGAAATTTTAACAAGGGTTGTACCCTTAAATGAGTAGTACTCAAAGGATTGAAAATGCCTGATCAGAATAAAGACGACACGTCTGAGATTGAAAACAAGGAAGAGCATAAAGAAGACAAACAGGAAACGGTTGTACCGCCTGACGTCGAAGAAATTGTTCAAAAGAAGATTGCGGAAGCTCTCAAACCCATTAAATCTAATTTAGATAAAGCATATCAAGCAAGAGATGCTGCTTTAGACAAAATTAAGGAGTTTGAGAAAAAACAAAGAGAAGAAGAGCTCTTGAAACTTCAAGAAGCTGGAAAGCATAAAGAAGCTTTTGAATTACAACTTGCCGAAGAAAAAAGACTAAGAGAAGCCGCCGAAGCAAAAGCTGTCGAGTTGACACGAGACATGACGCTTAAAGGCGAATTGGGCGCTCTAAAATTTAGAAACAACAATGCTATGGAAATGGCATTCAGAGAGATCGTCCCACAATTGGTTAAAGATGCAAACGGTAATTGGGTGCATCGCTCCGGTATTAGTATTCAAGACTTCGTGCAAGGCTTCGCTGATAATCAAGACAATACTTTCTTGTTTACTCAACGTGTCTCTACAGGATCAGGTTCAGGACCCGTAGCTCCTTCACCCGGTAGCAAAGGTGACAAGTCACTTTTTGAACTATCGCAGGAAGAAGTTTTAAAATTAGCTAGAGAAGGAAAACTTCCGAGGCGTAGATAACTAGGAACATAATGGGCGTTAAGACTAACCTTGCCGGTGCTACTAATACTAGCAACCCCGGCGAACATAACTTTGTTTTACAAGAGGCCATTACTGGATATAGTGATGAAGCTTATACGACAGCTAAAAAGTTGTCTGGTACGGGCATTGTCGGTTCTAATCCGAATATTGATACTTCGACGGAAACGTTCATTGGTCAAGTTCGTTGGTTCAAGCCGATGGATCATGTCGTGAACGTTGCTTCTCTGACTGATTCGTCAGAAGGCGATTATGCGACGTATAGCTCCGACTATCTGCGTTACGTCAAGACTGTTCGTACGCACGGTGGCAAGAAGATCAATCTGCAACAAGTCGTGACTCAACAAGACGGTCTGGCGAAGATCGGGCGTGATTTCGCTGAGACACGCGCCCAAGATGAGCATAATGCCATTTTGGCAGTTCTGCGCGGCGTGGCTTTGGCTGAACTTTTGAATGGCTGTGCAGCGGCATCTGGTGCTACAGGTCTTGGTGGCCAAACTTTCACCAATGATCCTGAAGACAAGAAGTATGGCTTTTATGTCGATCTTGGTGCTGAGAAGTTGATTTCATTACCTGGAACGACACCCGCCGGTGTGGCAAACGCCGCTTACGTCGGCGCTCAACGCGCAGAAGGTTTCCTGAAGGCTTTCGGTATGGCTTATAAAGACTATGAGCCGGAATGGGCATATTTAGTTGTTTCACCTGAAGTCAAGGCTTCGTTACGTTCAGCGAATTTGGTTGATAGTGACGGTGTCGTTGAAGCCAATGTCAAGTTTGATACGATTTTCGGCGGCAAATTCAGACTTATCCAGACGCGCGCTTCACAAGGCTTCTCCGGTGCTGAAATTGATAAGATTCAGACTGGTGCGGGCACTGCTGAACTGACTGACGGCTCGAAGACGTCTTTCATTGTGTTGCCGGGTGCGCTTGCGATGCAGCAACTCGCTATTCCCGAGCCGACTGAAATTGAACGTAAAGCTGGAGCCTTTAAAGGCGGTGGCACCACGGCCATTTGGCATCGTTGGGGTTATGTGCTTGCGCCTGTTGGCTATGATTGGATTGGCAGTGATGCTGCTTTTCCGAGCAATGCAAACTATTACGATGTTGTCGAAGGTGGCACTCAAAAGGCTCTTGCTTCTGTCGGTTCCGGCACACTTGCGGCCACTACGGGTGTTTGGTCACGTAAGACCAAGTCAGCACTCAGCCTGGGCATTCTTCCGGTCTTTCACGCTTAAGAGCTTAGCATGGCATTAGTCAAAGGCACTAACTCTTATGGTACAGTTGCCGAGGCTGATGCCTACTTCTCTGATCGCATCGACGTAGCCGCTTGGACGGATGCGAGTGCGGAGGAGAAAGCTAAAGCTTTAGTAACAGCCACGAAGCTATTGGATGAGATTGAATGGCCAGGTCAAGCGGTTGATGTTGATCAATCTTTGGCCTTTCCTCGTATTGGTTCATACTTTGATCCTAAACTCGGTGTTGAAGTGATTTTTGATGATGTAGACCCGCCACAAAGACTTACATCAGCTTGCTTTGAATTAGCTTATCATCTTTGTAATAATGATGGATTGCTAGATGATACAGGCTCGGTAAAGACGATTCACGTTGGTTCTATTACTCTGGAAAATATTATGTCGGCCGGTAAGATGCCACATACAGTGAAGAGTTTGATTCGTCCTATTCGTGGTCAATCTGCTCAGAATAGTTGGTGGAGAGCTAACTAATGTCTTATAAAAATCTTATTAACAAAAATGTTGTCAAAGCATTTAATACGTTGAAAGATTTGGCAGAAGATGTAACACTTCAGAAGACGACAGTGGGCGAATTTGATTTTGCCACCAAAGAGCTTGATCTGGCCCAGGAAAGTAGCACTGGTGCTAAGGTGGTGTTTCTAACTGAGTCAAAGAAATCATCTTCGAGGGACACGATTGAACGTGAAGTATTGATTAAATTTCCTGATATTGTTGATTTAACTCGATATGATACATTAACTCATAATTCAAAGGTGTGGCGAATCGGTGAAATCATTTTCAATAATGGTTTTATTTACACACTTAAAATATATAGTGGTGTATAATGAGTAAATATCAAACAACATATGACGACGTTTATTCGATTTTTGCTTCTTCTGAATGGACCGCTGAAGGTATTAAAACAATTCCTGCGGATGTTTTACTTAAAGAAAACATTACCGAGTTTATTCGAGTTAGTGTGATTCCAAGCGGAGAGAGTGTCAACAATGCTTCCATCTCAGGTCTTATCATAGTTGAAATTTTTACACAGGCGAATCGCGGCCCATTACGTGCCATTATAATAGCTGATAAATTAGACAGTTATTTATCAAAACGTTCTGAAGTTTCTGTAGCTGGACGAATGACACAATTCTTCTCCAGTTCATTAACAGACAATAAACCAGATCGCGACAATCCTGATTTAGTTAAAAGCACGTTTTCGGTTCCCTTTTCTCATTTCGGAGTTTTATAAATGGCACATATTTCCTCTATCGGCGCCGGCATGTTCTCGGATCTTTCCGTGGCTAAGCCTAGCGTTGCGCCGACTTTTAGTACGCTTGACTCAGCTTCTGAATTTAAGGCATTGTTCGCTACCATGATTGAGTCAGTTGGCGGTACTGCAGCGGCCAATACGTATGTTCGTATTAAGAATGTTCGTGAATTTCCCGCGATGGGTACTCCACCTAATGTGGTGAACGTTCCTGTGTATGGCTCTTCGACGTCGCAGCAAATTCAGGGTCAATCTGATGCGCCTTCGATGGAAATCACTATGAACTACGTTGCCACCGAATGGGCGGACGGCACTCTGCTCGGCAATATGGTTGGTGATGGTAATCAGTATGTGTTCCGATTCTCATTATTGAACGCAAAGCCTAGTAATTATAATTCCACAGATGCCACAGGCATGGCTAATGGAAATATTGAAAATAGTCAATATTTCTGGATTGGTAAGCTTGAAGCCCTCACAGTTTCGCCGCAACTCACCGATGCGAATACTGCGACTATCACAATTACTGTGCAGTCAGAGTTCTTTGGTGCTTACACCAGCACTCCTGTTTAATTAGAGTTTTGGGGAGGGCTCGCTGTGTAGCGGTATCCTTAAACGACAAGTATTGTGTCCCCATTCTTAACAATATGAACGATATCCATAAGCCGTTTAGTACTGAGTACGTAATTCGTACCACTATTAAACATATGAGGAAATGTGTAGATATTAGTATTCGAAAAACTTTTGAACGTATTGGAGAGTTTGCCGAACATCCTGAAATTTCGAAAGAGATTTTTGTGACGTTATCTAATCTACACCAAATGAGGAAGCAATTAGATGTCTTCCAAAATAATAATCCCGAAAATAAATAAGGAACATAATATGGCAGTCGAAGTCGGTGGTATCAGAAATTTTGTTGGTCGTAAAATGACTAAGAAAACAAAATTTATGGGCGAAGATATCACAATCTCTAAGCTGAGTGTAGCAGAAGTTCTTGAAGTTCAAGCGAAGGCCCGTGGAATTGAACAGAATGAAGCAGAAGGTTTTAATGTTTTAAAGACGGTAATTCGTTCCGGTGTTGAGGGCGGTAAAGATCTTTCGGAAGAAGATTTTGAAAACTTTCCTCTTGACGAGCTTTCAAAGCTTTCCGGTGAAATTATGAAGTTTTCTGGAATCGGGCAAGAACAGGGAAAGTAATATTATCAGATGAGGAGCTTTCTATTTATGAGATAGCTTTTCATCTGAAGATGCCTGTCTATCGATTACTTGAAGAAATGACATATGAAGAGCTGATTGGTTGGTTTTCATATTTATCCAGAAGACCGATTGATTGGCGCGATGATGAACGTACATATAGATTAATGCAAGCTCAAGGCGTAAAAGAAAAACCTGAAAATATCTTTCAAACACTAAAAGCTGTATATCAAACGGCACCTATAGTTGAAAGTCAGATTAATAGGTCTTTTAAAAATTCTGTTATGTTTCGTAAGTTATTATCAGCTACTGGTGGTGTTAAGTTGGATTCCACTTTATGATAAAAATAACGGGTATTAAGAAAACTATTCAAGAAATTGAAAGAAAAGCTGCAACTATTGTTCAACAAAAGAAGAAAGATATAACATTGCAATTGGTTGAAAAACTTGCCGAGGCTACACCAGTAGATACCGGAGAAGCACAAGCAGGTTGGAAATTAGAAAGTTCTTCTATTGTCAATGATGTTGAACACATAAAATTCTTGAACGAAGGCTCCTCTCAACAAGCACCATCACATTTCGTGGAAAAAGTTGTTTTATCACAACCGGGCATCCGCCCTAGTGGTATTATAGTGGTAGATAATTAACCATCCCGCTAGAGTAGATTTTATCTGCTTTAGCGGGTTTATTTTTGAATTGGAGTGATATGTCTGGCATTCGAATAGACGTAGATGCAAAGACTTCACAATCGGAGAAGGATCTTAAAAGGATTAATGAGTCTTTACGAAATATTGAAAAGACCACAAATAGTGCATCTAGAGCCCTTTCAAATACATTTAAGGGAATAAGCACCACAATAATCTCCGGCGGAGCTTTTTTAGCGCTGAAGAATATATCTTCAGAATTCACAAATTTAAGTAATAAAATTGCGCTTGTTACAGGCAGAACTGAGAGTTTAATAGTCTCTCAAAGAAAACTCTATCAGATTGCAGAAGACACTCGTTCTTCACTCACTGGTACAGTGGACGTATTTTCAAGTTTTGGGAGATCTCTAAAGAGTACCGGGATCTCTACTGAAAATATTTTAAAAACTACTAAGACAGTACAACAAGCAATTGCATTATCAGGTTCAAATGCAGTTGCAGCTTCAAATGCGATTATTCAATTGGGGCAAGGTCTTTCCGCGGGTGCTTTGCGCGGTGAAGAATTGAACTCAGTTATGGAGCAAGCGCCACGTCTTGCTCAAGCTATCGCTGATGAATTAGGCGTTACAACAGGTAAAATGCGTTTGTTGGCTGCGGAAGGCAAACTGGCCACTGATGTTGTTTTCACCGCATTGTTGAAACAAGCTGCGCAAATTAATAAAGAATTTAAGGTACTTGCGCCTACGATGGAGCAGTCTACGAGTTTCTTAGTAAGCTCGATGAAGTTTTACGTAAATGAATTGGATAAAGGTTTAAACCTTTCCGCTTTCCTGTCCGCTAAAATGTTTGAAGTGGGAAAGGGTATAAAGGCAGCTTCTAACAATGCTCTTGAGTTAGGTGCTAATCTTGCAGCAAGTTACCACACTGTCTTAAAGAATATCAGAGCTATCGGCGGTCCTTTATTAGTGTCTTTGTCAGAGCTTGGTAAACAATTCGCGAATGTCATTCCGAAGTTGCATTTAACAAAGACTTTGAAAGGTGATATTAATGAAGCAATTCGCATATTTGATGATAAACTATTAGGTGGATTCATTAATAGCTTTAAGAAATTTAAATTTGTAAATGTATTCAGTATTCGAAGTGATGTTGAAAAGGCAATTACAGAGCTTAAACGACTGAGTCCGAAGTATTGGGCGGCGAGCGGCTGGGATATCCCTACATTTAAGAAATTCTTTAGTAAGGAGAACTTAAGCAAATACCAAGTCGCCTTTGGAAACCTTGCGAAAGCGATTACCGGGAATACTAATTCAATAAGTTCAACAATTACCAATTTAGCAAAGACCGCAGACTATGGTTTTAAAGCGCTTTCAAGATACTTTGGATTTAGACCCGATACTCTAATTGCATTTACTGGTGGACAAATAGATACATTCTTAATGACGTTGTCTGAAGTGACCAGAGGCTTTTCAGGAATAACTGTAAAGATTTGGGAATTTAATCGTCTAGTTATCGATAACTTTTTACCAGGTGTACATGCACTTGGTTTAGCTTTAGCAGATGTTTTTAAAGAATTACCAAATATTATTTGGAAAGCATTAAAGAGTGTTACAATTGGATTTGTTTCTTTTATTAGAAACTTTACTCAAGTCTTGAAGGAATTGGTATTCACTGATTTTGAAGTTAATTTTAAGCAAATCTTTGAAAGTGCTTTAGATGCTTTTAATAATTTTGTTGATGATCTTTCCGATAAAGATATATTTGAAAACATTTACAAAAATATAAAGAGCTTTGGAATACGAGTTATAAATGTCTTTAAAGATATTTATGACAAAGTTATTGGAAACTCTTGGTGGACAGATACTATTGAAGCCATAATCGATACTAGTCATTCTTTATGGGATAAAGCAAGTTCAGGGCTTAACGATTTCGGACGAAATACTATTAATCTATTTAAAGATATTTTTAATCAAAATAGACGATTGAAGTTTAGCATTCCTTCATTTAAACTGACATTTGATAAATTTCCCAGAATAGAGATAAATAGTATAACAGACGCTTTTGAAAGTGCTTCAATTAGGGTAAAACAATTCTTTAGTGATCTTTTTGATAGTTTTCCTTCTATTGCTAAAATGGCGTTTGTTGCCGCTGCGGGTGTTCTTGTATTTGCATTATTTCCACCTGGCATCATAAAGACTGCGCTTTTAGCCGCTATTGTCACTAGTCTTGCCACAAGTGCGACAGTGATTGGAGAAGCATTTGGTGCATCATTGACTGGTGGCAGCTTTGTTTATGATATGGGTTATAAGCTAGGTAAAGTGGCTGGTTTGTTTGTGGCTACTGTTATAAGAGAATTTCCTAAGGTTGTAAATGTTTTTGGTGGAGCCATTTCAGCTTTCTTTCGAGGGATTATAGAAGAACTCCCTATATTGAACACCGCTATTAAAGGTGTTTTTAGTGTTTTTGACACGGTTGGTTTAGCAGGACCTCTGGGAATATTTGGAACTATCTTCTTTGGTAAGAAGCTTGGATTCTTCGATGCTTTGAAAAAAGTCTCTGTAGTCGGCCCTGCCTTAAAGTTCTTTGGACTGATTGAAACGAAGAAAGGTAAGAAAGACAAGAGCGGCGATAAAGATGGCTCAATATGGACATCTTTATTTGGAACATTCGGTGCTGTACGAACAGTTTCTGCACTTACTTTAATAACGAGCCAATTAGGCGGTTTTGATTCCATTTTCGCTGAATCTAAATGGATGAAGGCTGCATTAGATGTTGGTTTGTTATACTTGTCTTTGTTCGGTGATAAAGGTCTTGATAACTTGCAAGCAATCCTCTTCAAAACAGTCATTAAGCCCGTTAGAGAAATGTTTAGAACATTAAAAGGTGACTCTTTTATTGCAAATGGTATTTTTGATGTAATTTTCGGAGATAAAGGCGGCTGGATCGAACGTGCCAGCAGTTTTATGAAAGGTGTTTTTACCGCTATTGGTGAAAATGTTGCAAATATTGCTGCACCGCGAATTAAACAAGGTTATGAATTTCTTAAGATATTGTTATTAGGAAAAGATCCTTCAAAGACTATTGAAAGTATAAAGAATGTGGCAAGATTGGCCATGTTTAATGTGCAAGATACAATTGCCAAGATCGGATCTGTCTTTAAGTTTTCTGGCCCTTTGATGCCGCGCGGTGCTAGTAAATACGCTGCTCAATATCAAGACCTGATGTCTCAGACATTCGGGAAAACGGCTGCTGTCTTGGAAGCAGAAACAAAAAGAACTGCTGAAAAGATCACAAAGATAGGTGGTGAGACTGGATTGATGGGCCGTGCGTTTCTCGGCAAACACGGTACAAAAATACTCGTTGGAAGCATTTTGGCAGCATTTGCAGCAATGGCAATTGCCAGTCAAGATGCTGAAGCTAAAATAAGAACTCCATTAGACGATACTATCGACATTCTAAGAGATTTGAAAGTTCCAAATCCTTTTAAAGAATTTGCATTAGAAACTACAGCTGTTATTCTTCCGTTACTATTTGGTGCACTTGTTTTATTTAGACAAAATGTCACTAATCTATTTAACAAATGGAGCGGAGCACTTGTTGCGGAAAGTGCCGCTAAAGGGATTTTAGGAAGAATTGCAAACTCTTCACTTGCATTCAAGAGAGTTGGTGCAACAATTGGTGCTGCTGTAGTGGCTGGCTTTGTTGGTTATGGATTATCAGATGGCAATGCAATGATGGCATTATATGCCGCAGATGCTGCTGGTACTTTAGCCTTTGTGTTTAAAGATCAATTAGCAAAATTATTCACTGTAAGCGCCTTTGCCAAGATTATTGCAATGATAGGAGGATTGATATCTTTCTTATTGAATCCTTGGGTTTGGATACCGGCAGCTGCATTGACGGCAGGTGGTCTTTTAGGAATCTGGTTATTTGGTAAAGAAGGTGAATTCTTTAATGATCTTGATAAAGCAAAAGACAAAATACTTCAATTAATAAGTTTTGGGTATTTGGGAAAGCAACCTGAACTTGGGCCACGAAGTCTCAGCAAAAATTCAGAACAATTTTTAACGAAGCAAAATATTGATTTAGGCTTTGATCTCGATGACATTAACTTTGAGAAAGTATCTTCTAAGGATAGAGAGCTTCTTAACGAGAGTATTAGAAATCTTGAAACTGCTATCGTTGACGCTATTAAAGAAGATAAGCAAGAAGGACGTATTGACTTTCCTACATATGACCGTATTAAAGCGATGGATAGAAAGATCGCTAATATGGCAACAAATTTGCGCATTAGCTCCAGTCAGAATGATGTTCCATTCTCGGAAGTCTTAAAGCAAAGCGCATACATACAACCAGAAGGCAGACTTGGTTTAAAGCTTAGTGAGTTGAAGAAATTCGGTGCTGAGCTTGCGTATAGTATCAATGTCGGTCTAACAAAGTTTTCAAGGTACGGTGCAAAACCTGAAGACAAACTAAGATACACTGAGCGTCTTGATGAGCTTAAAGCAGAACAAAATCGCAGATACAATCCTAATTTCCGCTTCAGAACAGACGCTGCCACCAAAGAACTTTTAGATCTCGCTAAGAATGCTGAAGACTCTGTAGTATTCACTAATGAAGCAATAGAAACTGCTTTAGGTGAAGCTCGTATAAAATTAGAAAGAATTGATGCATTAGTGCGTGAGCAAGAAACTACCATGTTTGGTAGTTATAAACCTTTAGAAATGACCGGAAGACAAGGCGAGTACAATCAGACTTTATTGAATGGTTTTAACAGTGCCAGAGATGAAGCACTGCAACGCGTCAGAGAAAAGTTAGCTTTCGATAGAGAAGAAAAGGCTATAAGAAAATTTAATAAACAGCTTAATGAAGTCGAAACCGTTGCTAAGAATATATTAAAGCTTGAGTTTGATGTTGAGGATATATTTGCATTTGATCAACACAGCTTCAACAATATGGTCAGAATAACGACTGAAGTTGATGCATTGGGCAAGGCACTTATTAAGACATCAGATATTGCCAGTAGAAATGCAATAATTTTAAAGATTAAAGAACAACGTGATCAATTTGTATATGAGCAATCTGAAGCAAGACTTGCGGAACCTGTTTATAATCAATCCAGATTGCCTGAGTTCATGTCGGAAGCAGGCATGCAAATGTCACCCGAATTTGCGAATTCACTCAGTGACTTTAATGCAGGAATTATTGCAAAGATAGCTACAGACTTATCAAATAAAATAAAGAAAAGCAAGTTAAAAGTTCCGGGCAGTCCGGAGTATACAGTTCTTGCGGAAGAAATTAGAGCTGACCAAGACGCGAATGCAAGGTTCATTGCTGATTTGGCTAAATCCAATCAAGAGACCTTTTTCTATGTAAAAGATCTTGCGGGTAAATATGAAGTAGACTTCCCTGGGCTAATGAAGAAATACGGACTTTCCGGGGCAAAGACTTTATTATCGAAATTGGCGGATAAAGAACAAGCACGTAGTGATGCCATTGCCAAGGGTGATATAGGTATTCTACCTGGAATTGATAACGATATTGCCAGATTTAAAGAAACACTTGCTGAAATTCCTTTGGATGTGCAAACAATGCTTTCGACGATTGGAAATGTCGGCGTTTCGATTGACATCAATGATTTGTTTAATGCGCCTGAGCTTTTAGCAACACTTACAGAAGTTGCTAATAGACTAAGAGAAATTGATAAAGATTTTAAATTTAAAGGACCGACCCTTACTTCCGAAGGCCTTGATTCAATATTGATTCGTCAACAAGCTCAACAGAGAGCGGCTTTTGCGTCTTCTTTAAAGACGATTGACAATACACCTCAAAAATTGGGGACTTTGCTTTCAAATTACGGAGCGGATACTTCTAAAGATATTTCGGCATTAACAGAAAGCACTCGTAATTATATTGTGGAACTTGAGCGTGTTAAAACCACTATTGAATTTTTGAGAAAGTCTAGACAAAGCCCTGCAGATACCGAAGCACTTTTTCAGATGGACACACTATTTAATCGATTGACAGAAAGCTTTAAAAATCGTTTAAAGAAAGTGGGCGAAGTATTCGGTGAAGTGAATTCTACACTTAATTTAGAACTTACGGAATCGCAATTCTTTGGATTTTCTAAAGCTGCTCGTAAAACATTATCAGATTACGCTAACTATTTTGCCAGAGGAATTGAGGCTATTAGAGACTCATTTGATGGCAAAGACATGTTCGGTACAAGTGCTGAAGACTTCTATAAGAAATATAAAGCTGTTTTAAAGAAGTTAGAATTCATTAAAGTGGTGGAAACATCGCTGGAATCTATTTCTGATGTCGTGACCGACGGTCTGGGTGCACAGTTTTCCAAGTTAAGCTCAGCCATGGGCGATCTTCAAATTGATAAGTCAAGCTTCGCCACATTGCCTTCAGAACTTCGTGAAAGTTCGACTAAGAGTGCTCTCGCCGTTAATGCATTATCTGGTTTGAATGATTTATCAGGTTTATCTGAAGAGCAACGTGCTTTGATAAATACATTGTCACCGGATGGCTCTAATGCAGAATCTATTTTAAATCAAATTGTTGAAGAATTACGTCGTTCCAATTTGACAGAATTGGATCCTCAGATAGCTGAATTTTTGAAGAGTCAGTCTGAATTCCCGCGATCACAATTAGACGCCACCAATAACTTATCGTCCGCAATATGGACATTAAAAGATACTATTGATGCATTGATTTTGAAATTTCCGATGGCAGTTCCGAAGTTTGCTTCAGGTGGTTCAATTAAAGGTCCCGGAAGCGGTATTTCAGATTCTATACCGGCATGGCTTTCCAATGGTGAGTTTGTCGTAAATGCCAAGCAAACCAAAAAGCATCGCGGTCTTGTCGAAGCAATAAATAAAGATAGACTTCCTAGATTTGCTGATGGTGGGTACTTCGGGAATCCCCTTCACATGATCGATAGTCTTGACGATACGATTAATGTGGATGAATTGCTGAAAGTCTATCCTAAGTTTCAAGATATTCTAAATTTAAAAGAAAATACTTCTGCTGAATTGGTTAAGAGATTTGGAAATAATTTAGATCTTAATAATTTGAATCCAAAAGCGTTTCTTGAGTTTCGAAAGATTTCAGACAGTTACGCAGAATCTCTTGCGAATTTGTTAAATTTGGATTTAAATTTAACTGATGATCTAGACGTTTTTAGATTTGAACCTGATTTAAAATTAGGTTCGGAGCAAGTCAGAAAGTCATTTATAAATTTACCTGAACTTGGTGCAAAATACGCTGACTTTCCAAACAAGACCGCAGCGGAAGCAATCAGATACCATGAGTTTGGGCATGCAATTGCATTTAAATCTCGCAATCTTCCAATAGATCTCGGGCCTGATGTCGACCCTGGTTTAACAGCCGCAATGTTTAGAAGAGTAAAGGTTCCAATAACGGAATCTGGAAATCTTGTATTAAAAGATTTTCTCGGAACTCCCTTATCTTCGATAAGCATGGAAGATGCAATTAAACAATTTAATTTGCCGGATGCGCTATTAGAAAGGTATAAGAAGACTTCTCCTATTTTATTTGATGAAGTGGAAGCTTGGCGAATAGGTGATTTGATATCTCCTTTAAAATTGAATACAAAACCTTTCGAAAGAGCAGCTTTAGGGACATATTCAAATCCCGGACTTACTCAAACATTTGTTAGAATGCAATATGCGGATGAATTGAAATCATTATCTTTTAAAGAAACTCCGACACATTCTGCGTTGGTATTAAAAGAAGCGACAGCAGCATTATCAAACCCCCTGGATGTAGACGCTTATCTTGCTAGAGTGAATGCTTTTCCAGACTTTGCAACGCTTAAAGAGAATACGCCAGATGCGCTTCAAAAAGATCTTTTAATTTATAAAAGAATGTTTGATGAAAAGGCTAGCCAAACATTAATGGGAAAAGCTACGCTTCCCCAGAAAGCTAAAGCTTTTGCAGAACTTTCCAAGAGTGTTCTAAAGAATGCTGCAAAGAATAGTATTGCTCTCATAAAGAATCCTAATTTTGTTCCCAGTTTGATCGGTGGTGTTGCCGTTGAAGAACTATTAAGGAGAACGCTACCTATTGAAGACCATTTCATAGGTCTTGCAGACCAAATGGAAGGAACCTTACCGATAGAAATGAGAGGTGTGATAGCAGCATACGGCGCATTTGCGCAATCGTTGTTAGGACTCGTGGTAGGAAACTTAGTCGGTGATAAAATTTTTGGTGCTAAGAGACTCTTTAAAGTGTTTTCCAAAAATACATTTGCGAATGGAGGCTCAGTAAAAGGCCCCGGTGGCCCTGTTGAAGACAAAATTCCTGCATTTCTCTCCAATGGTGAATTTGTCGTAAACGCGGCCAGTACAAAGAAGCACAGAGCTCTTCTGGAACGTATCAATTCAGCTAAAGGTTACAAGCTCGGCGGTCCTGTCGGTGACAATCAAGATGTGATTGAACGCGCCCTTAGAGGGATTCAATATGGACAAATTGACGCTCTTCAAGGTGTCAGAAAGTTGAGAGCGCAAGCTTCTATACTCGATATCAATTTGAATCCATTGCAATTTGAAGTGCTCGATCAAAAGAAACGTGAAGAATTTAGAAGTCTTTTAGAAAATGCTTTCCGAGCAAGAATCGAAGCTTTAGATGCAAAGACTCCTGAACTTGCGGCTGCCGCTCACAGAGCTTTAACGAATGTCGATGAATTCATGGATAAATACATGACACGATTCGCTGATCCTGCAAAAGAAGCTGGAGCTAATTTTGCCAGAGATTCAGAAGAAAACTTCCAATCGGGCTTAGCTGATTTACTCAAGGGGAATACCGCAGAAGGTAAGTCAATTGGTAAGACATTTGCTGATAATTTTCTTGATCAATTCACGAATAGCGTTATAAATACATTCGCTAAGGGAATTACTGATCAACTTTTTGGAAAAGATTCGCCTATAACAGAAGTGTTAAAAGAAGCGGGAACAGGCATTTTTGGTGTGTTGAAAAAGAGTTTTTTCAAGAATAAAGAAGAAATTCCAACCGGTGCGCCTTTGACCGCGACATCCGGTACACTTTCGCCATTGATAGCCTCTGAAGGTAGTCCTTTATTGTCTGAAACGATTAATCCTTTTGAAAGCTTAGAATCGTTAACGGAAGACTTCAAAGTCTGGTTTGATGGTTTCGATGCGACATTAACGGATGGTCTAAAAAGTATCGAATCTATTGATCTGAGTACGCCACTGGCAGGATTGGGCAAGTTATTATCAGACAACCTAGATGAAGCTATCAATATGTTCATAAAGTTTACTGGTGGTTTTGCTTCCGGTGGTTTTGTCAGTGGACCGGGCACGAGTACTTCTGATTCTATTCCCGCAATGTTATCTGCGGGTGAATTTGTTGTAAATGCAGCATCTGTCAAAAAATTCGGCCCATTACTTGAATCTATTAATTCAGGACGTCCTCGTAATTTTTCTGGAGGCGGTCTTGTGGCACCTTCGCCATTAGCTGAAAGACCTGTTTCAGTCGGTGGGCAGCAAATCATAAACCTTAATATAACTGGTGATATTAGCCGACAAACAAGAAGTGAGATTTACGCAATGATCCCACAAATAGCCGGCGGAGTTAATTTACACAACAGAGAGAAAGGTTTAAAGGTATAATATGTACGGCATCCTCAATGGCACTACAGTCATTGCTAAATTCGTGGCACCTTTGTCAGTGAAAAGCAATGTACCGGTATTCGTGTCGGATGCCCTTTCATTAAAGAGAACAGTAACTAAAAGAAATGCTCAACGTTGGGAGATCTCAACGAATCTTGAGCCGTTATCTGTTGGTGCGAATGATTTATTCGCACTACTCGTTAATAAAGGTGCATCTGAAGTATTGACTATTCAAATGCCTCAAAATTATGGGGTTATTAAGAAAAGAGTATCCACAGCCTCTCCTAATGTTGATGGGCTATTGGGTGCTACAAACGTAAATGTTTCTCTAAACAATGGATTGATCCCTGCAGGTACTTTTATTAGATTTTCGAATCACAGTAAAATTTATATGGTGACTGCTGATTTCAATCAAACCGCAGGAATAATGAGTATTTTTCCTGGACTACTGATTGCTGTGCCGCCGGGTCAAATATTTAAACATCAGGACGATGTTGAAATGTTGTGCAGATTTGATACCGATGTTGTTATTGGCATGCAATACACAGACGGCATTCTAATGGATGTCGGCACAGTGAATTTAATAGAGGCACTATGATTAAAATATCTACAGGGCTTTCTGATTTACTGTTAGAGCAAACTGTTGAGTCTTTCTTTCTTGTGGATCTGAATAATGGTTTTAGAAAGACATCAAATGCATTTAATATAACCTATAACGGTAATTTATATATTGCTGATGGAACTCTTTTGACTGTGGAACCTCCTCAAATGTCTTCGATCGTTGATCGTCAAGCTTTTAAAATTGTTATGTCCGATGTGAATATGGAAATGGGTGTGTTGGCGGAAGCCGGAATGTTAGGTACGCCTGTAAATGTATATATGGGTTTTATCAACATTGGAACAGATCAACCCCATACTGAGCTTGATAAATTTTTAACGATTTATAGCGGTCATATCGATGGTGTTAGTTATCGCTATGATACTTCACTAATCGGAGAAAGAGCCTTTATATTGACATGCACAACACCAATGAGTGATTTAGATCTAAAGAAACCGATATATACCAGTCAAGACTATCTTGACAAAAATTATCCCGGCGATACCTCGTATCAACAGATATACGAGGGTTCCGGCCCGATTGAATTAAGATGGGGTAAGATATAATGGTAGCTCCAGTAGTATTGTTTTGGATTAATGTAGCAGTTACAGCAGCTTCAATGGCTTATCAAGCAGATAAGGCACACAAGGCCAGAAAGAAAGCCAGAGAAGCAGCTGAAGCTCGTAAAGGTTTTGATGTGGTGGTTGAAGGTGAAGTGATGCGTCTTCCTATTGTATATGGAAGAGCTAAAGTAGGTGGTGTTCGCGTATTCCATGGCACTAAAAATAGTTTTGAATATGTAGAGCCTAATAGTGATCCTGCTTCGCGATTTCTAACTGGAACTCCTGATACTACTGCTCAGCAATGGACAGGATGGTCTGATAATGGCGGGAGTCCTGGTAATGGCGGTGGTATCGGTGACACCGGTGGTGGATAATTTATAAGGAACAATCATGCCCGGTGGAAATCCATATGAAGATTATGCAGCATCAGTTGATGCACAATCCGCTGCCGAAGCTGCGGTAGTCCCTGAACAATATAATACAGTAACAATTCCCGGAACGGTTTTAAATAAAACTGTTGAAGGTGAAAAGAATGAGTTTTTATTTATTCAACAAGCATTATGTGTAGGACCAATTCAAGGTGTTTATGATGTGTTAATTGATGATGGTTTAGGGCTTACTGAACCTTCACTAGGTGCTGCAGGTTATGAAGATTTAGATGCAAAACCACTTTACCAAAGTGCGGCAATGCGTTTTGATATTCATAATGGAAATGGTGAAGAAGCTGATAATATCTTAGTAAAGAATTTTCCATCTAGATACTCAGCTAAATTTCCAAATACTGCGAATGCTTCTATCTGTGTTAAGCTAGATAGAGAAAATCCGCAATTCAATGGCGTGCCCAATGCGCAATTTTTCATCGAAGGTAAATTAGTAAGAGATATTACAAGGTCAGGCTCAGTTGGTGCTTATACTTACGCACTCACTGGTTTTGTTTACAGTAACAATTCCGCACTTTGTTTATTAGATTATCTTTTGTTATCGGAAGGTGGAAAAGGACTTTCAGCTTCACAGATTGATCTTGAAAGTTTTTATGATGCCAGAATTTTATGTGACACACCCGTATTAGATAATGCTTTAATTGGTGGACGTATTTGGAGACCTGAATCTGGCAGAAGAAGTGTTTCACAACGAAACCTTCCACTCTATGAATGTAATATTGTAATAGACACTGAAAAGACAATCCGTGAAAATGTCGAAGCAATTCTTAACACAATGGGAGACGCTCGACTCGTGTGGAGTCAGTCTAAATATAAACTGGTAGTGGCCTACCCTGATTCAAATGCAGCGATTCCATACAGCGGTGAAATCACGGATGATGAATTGGTGCTCGGAGAGCCTATTGATATTTCTTGGCCAACTTCCTCAGAACGCCTTAATTTTTGTACAGTTCGGTTCAGAAATGAATCGATGGATTTTAAAGAGGATTCTGTTTCATGGCCTCCGAAACAATCAGGTACGTACCTCAGAGGAATTGGAGCATATTCTTACCCGATAGTTACAGGTTGGCCTTTGGGTGAAACTACCAGTGTGTTCATGAATGCGAATGCTGTTTGGACGGGCGGGACAGATAATACATTTGTTTGGAAGTTCGCAGTAAAGAATTCAGGTGCGCATACTTTAGACATTGCAGTTGATGATGATGGTTTACTCAATGTCAGAAGGAATGGTATTTTAGAAAGCAACGCCACGAATGTCGGTACTGGTAATAACTGGCGAAACTTCGTAACTCGCAGTTTTAATTGGGTTGAAGATGATATTATTGAAGTTACGATTCTCGCTAACAATTACCAAGGGCGTATTGCCGGTGTCGCTGGTAGAGTTCTGAATGTTGCCCTTCAAGCTCAGATATGGACCACGAGGTCACCTGCTTATACTGATTTTGTTACAGTTAACCAAGATAAAACAGTTTATGATGAATTTTTAACTGAAGATAATAATATTCTTCTTGAAGCAGATATCTTCGCGGACGGTATTTCAGATTATTACCATGCTTTGGCGAAAGCTGAGGAAATGGTTAGAACAAGCAGAAGCGCATTTATTATTGAATTCACTTACAAAATTAAAGATAGATATTACGAACCGGGTGACTTCGTTAAATTGACCAGTTCTACTTTGAATTTTGATGAATTGCCTTTAAAGACCGATGAGATTAAATCAAAAGACGATTTCACGGCTACTGTGAAGGCTACCAGATTTGACTATACTCAGTTAGCTTGGAATGTAAATGATAATGAATACATTGCTCCGAAAGCTGCCTACGATTTTCTTTTAAATGCTCCGAGTGAAGTCGTTTTGGATCGTGAAATAATCTCTAACTTACAATCTTCAGGAACAGTTCGGTGGAAATCAACAGGTGATTCTAAGATAATTGGGTATATTGTTTATGTAAATAAAGGTGGTGATAACGATGCAAATGGTTATCCTTTGTTTACTGAAGTGGGCAGAACTGGAATAAGTGAAGAATTCGAACTTCCAACCCTAGGCTATATGTATGGCGGTGTGGGTGTTAAAGCAATTTCTAATACATCCAGTTCAAAAATGACGGTTAACGCACAAGTCATTTTTAATAATCGTAAAATTGCATTGACAAGCAGCGATACACAGTTTATTAGAAGAGGTCCTGTTGATGAACCTAGTACAATAACACTGACAGCACACATTGCCGGATATGTGAATCCAGTGATCCATTGGTACAAGAACGATGTGCTTTTGCCTGACTCTTCAACAACACTTGTTATTTCTTCAGATCCTGATGGTCTAAGTGTTGTTTATAGATTAACAGTTGAAGAATCAGAATTTGTTTGGAATGGTGAACACAGAACAGCTCTCTATAGTACAATTACCATAGCCACACTGTCTGTCGGAAATGCGGCATTTACGGACTACATATTTAGACGTGCTTTAACTATGCCGGCAACACCTACAGAACAAGGGATGCCGGCAGGGTGGTACGACACGCCTCCCACACCAAATGGAAATCCATTATGGGTAACGTGGGCTGAAAAAGATTCTGATGGTTTCCTGATCACATCTTGGGTCACTCCCGTGAATATTGAATCGGGTGATATTCATGTTCAATATAGTAAAGATGGTATTGCTGATTGGCATGATGTATTTGCTCCCGGCGATCTTTTCATTCATTACAATGTGAATGGAGGGGCTTGGTCAGCAGCGATACAAATTTCTTTTGAAGGTATTGATTATTTAACAACTCATTTCATATTCACACGTTCCTTACTTGACCCTCCAGCTCTTGATAATACCGCAGATGAGCCTGTCGGATGGCTTGATGCGCCTCCAACAAACACGTTATTAGGTCCGCTGTGGTTTAGCACCGGCCAACGTTATAAAAATGGTCAGCTGAATAATGTGTGGAGTCCTCCCGTCAAATTAGAAGGCGAGGGTGTTATAGCTGAATACAGTGTTACTGGATTACCTGGCACATGGCACTCTGTATTTGCTGAAGGTGATCTTTATGGTCGTTACAAAGTTGGTGATGGTGACTGGTCAATTGCGGCAAGAATCGTTGCGGAAAATGGAACTTATGTTAGCTATATCTTTAAAAGATCAGCTACAGATATAAGTGGAACACGACCCACGGGAAATGATCCCACATCAAATCAGGGATGGTTTGATGCGCCTCCAGCGGCTAATGTTAATGGTGATCCACTCTGGGCAAGTTTTGCTAATAAAACACTTGATGATGTTGTGATTGGGCTTTGGAGTTTCCCGGTACAGCTTGAAGGTGGTGCTTTTAAGATAGAATATAGTGATGATGGTTTGGGAGATTGGAATGCTACTTTCAATGGGACCACACATAAATGGGCTCGCGTAAGTCAAGATAATGGTGCTCACTGGTCACCTTCATATAAAATAGTTGGTGAAGATGGAACATCTTTTGTACTCAAAGGTACAAAGGCAACTGTGGGTGATCTGCCAGCTTCCGGAAATGCAGTGGGTGATATTTGGATTGTGACCGCGGACGGGAATGGTTATGCATGGGATGGTGATTCTTGGAATAATGTAGGCTCAATTCAAGGACCTGAGGGGGCTGCCGGTAAATATTCCACATTTGTGTTTAAACGAGCACCGGCAACACCGGTACCGACAACACCTACAGGGAACGATCCGACCGCACAAGGCTGGCTTGATTCCCCTCCAGCTGCGGATAACGGAAAGCCATTATGGGTCTCAACGACTTACAAAACAGCCGCGGGTGTATTGATCTCTCCGGGCTGGACCACTCCGGTACAATTGGAAGGTTCCGCCGTAAAGGTTCAATATAGTGATGATGCTGCTGGTACCAATGGATGGTTTGATACTTTCAATGGCACTACTCACAAATGGGCACACTACTCAACGGATGGTGGTTTCAATTGGTCGGCTTCAATAAAGATTGTCGGTGAGGACGGTGCTGACGCTATTTACGTTGATTTGACATCTGAATCGGATGTTACTGCAGCGGAGGCTGACGGCACCGGGTACGTACTCCCTTCAAGCAATCAATTAAAATTGTATGTTGGCGGTGTACATACAACAGTTGGTGTTACTTACGGTGGTAATGGGACTGTATCGGGCCTTACGGCAAGCATTAATACTTCAGGTGTGATCACATTCTCAGGTGCAAGTTGGACTTCAGATACGGTGGAATTCACGTTCACCGCGACACTCAATTCTATCAGTTATTCAGCCAAATACACTTACGCAAAATCAAGAAAAGGTTCCGATAGTATTTTTCCGGATCTTTTATCTGAAGCGGATGTCATTTCAGCAAATTTATCGGGAGTTTTGACAGCTTCTTTGCCGACGGGAAATAAATTCAATTTGCATAAGGGTGGTTTTATAATCCCATCAGCGCAAGTTGTCTTCGGCGGTAGTACTACGAGAAATGGATTGACATTAAATATTGGTGCTTCAACTGGAGTTATTACACTCACTCAAAATCCCACTTGGACAAGTCTTTCTGAATCCTTTGTGTTAACTGCTACATATGGCCCTCCAGGTTCTGAAGTTGTGTACAGTAAAATTTACACCATATCTAAAGCACAACAAGGTGCGACGGGTGATGCCGGATCGAAAGGTGATACCGGTGAGCAGGGTGCACCGACCTATACATGGGTTGCTTATGCTAATGACGCTAATGGCACTACGCTCTTTTCGACGACAGACCCCGTCGGTCGTGCATATATTGGTCTAGCTTTCAATCAGTTAACACCGACACCTGAAGCATGGCCTGGATATTATACATGGTCTTTAATCAAAGGCGAACAAGGTATTCCGGGTGTCGGTATTCAAGGACCTCCTAGCTATACTTGGATAGCTTATGCAAATAACGCTACAGGCTTAAATTTCAATACAGGAGCTTGGACTAACGAAACTTATATCGGTATTGCTGTAAACAAATCAACTGCGGATGAATCCGGAAGTGTTTGGTCGGATTATGTGTGGTCAAAAATTCAAGGTTCGAAAGGTGATACTGGGAATCCTGGTCAACGCACCATAATTTTGACCTGTTATAAATGGTATATGAGCGCACCCGCAGTCAATGATTATACACAGGTTGTGACTTATACATGGGCAGGCGGGCCTATAAGCTATCCAGGTGGTACTATTGCATGGGCGACAGCTGCTCCCGCAAATACCTTGGGGGAAGGCGCATCATTATATCAATTAGAATTACATATAACAGACTTAACGGGTATTTCGACTCAAACAGTTTCCAATTGGTCCGCGGCAAAACTAAATGTAATTGGATATACACCCGCAGGTATTGTTGGTGCCAATGGGCAATCCGCAAGAAAAGCCTACAAAGTTACTACCATACTTTCTCCAGCGCCAAGCGTTACTGCAGGAGTGGGAGATGCAGCTCCGACGGGAGGATGGTCGTTTATTGCCACAACAACACTTGCTTCGTATGAATATCAATTCACTGTGGATGGCATTCTAACTCCCGGTGGTAATATTACATGGGGAAATCCTTATTTAGCTTCATGGAAAGTTGGTAATTTACAAGCTATAGCCGTCGATACAGGTGCTCTTAATGTTTCATTAGGGATGACGATTTCTGATACAGGGAGCATTGCGTCATCAGGTGCTACTGCTTTTGGAACAGGTGTTGGTATCTGGCAAGGTTATGAAGCAGGTCAATACAAAGCCAGATGGGGAAATCCCACAGGCGCTAGAGTGCAATGGACAGGTACCAACTTTCAAGTTTATAATACAAACAATCAACTTGTGTTGAGTGCGGGTGGAGCGGTGTGGGATTATGTTACAGGGACGGGCAAACCCGCGAACAATGCGGGGACGGTAATTGATGGTTCAAGAACCACAAACCCGCAACCTCAAGAATTTCCGCCTCATGAAACATTTTATCTTAAAGATGCAGCATCTATCCAGCACCCTACGACGTATGGTTCCCTTGGTATATTAAGAACTGTTCGTCCTTACGGACCAGCTGATGATCCAGATCTTACAGGTGGTGCTGTTAATCAATGGTTTGAAATTAACGGAATGGTGGGATTCCGAAAATCCACAAATGCAACTACGTGGGGCAGTTGGGAGTATGTTCCTAATGGCAAAATTAAAAGTAGCAATGTCACCACATTTATTGACTCCGCGGCTATTGGTTGGGCACAAATCGGTAATCTAGATATAAATGCCAATGGTTATTTACGATCTGTCAAACCAAGCTATGGCAGTGCCACTGCCGGTATTTATCTTGCTTATAATAATGGTGTCCCTCATTTAGACATTGGTGATTCAACAAAGTATTTTCGTTGGAGTGGAACTGATTTATTGGTCGGTGGAGACATCATTGCCACCGGGAATATCAAGGCGAGGAATGTTACTAACTCTATATCCAATTCTCTTCAAAATTTTCAATTGCCAGTAACAGGAGGAAATGGTGCTTATCAAAGACTTATTGTCGGTGATTTTACTAAAGAACATGCAGGTTCAAAAGTTTTTTTATACTTAACACTTGTTTTAAATATAAATATAGTGAGTGGAGTTAATGGAGGTCTTGCTTCTTTAGTAGTTCCAGTGGCAGTTATAGGTGGTAAAGGAGCTGAGTCTTACATTTTTAGATATCCTGTTTCATCTTATTATACATCAAGTCCTATTAATATTCCTATATCGTTTTCAATGGACATTACCCCTTATGTATACGATGGATCTCCCAATCCTATAAATATTGATATTAATTATATACAGTTGGTAAATGCTAATCAAGTTTCATTTAATTGGATTAGTACTGCTTTCTTATCAGGATCGTGCATTGTAACAGAATTGAAAGTATAGTATGCAATATTTTAAATCGGATGAATATGGAAATATTATTCAAATATTACAATCAGACCACGGAATTAACGATATTTCTTTTATACAATATGAGAATGATCTTTCAAAACACTGGTATAACATAAGCACGCAGACCGTTATTCAATATACTGATCTACAACAGACAAACAAACGTAATTATAAAATTGGTGCTACGCATTGGTCTAATGCAACAATGGAATGGGTGATTCCTGATGCACTCAATAACGCAAAACGCCTAGCCAATTCAAAGATAACATATGCACGTTCTCTCGCGACATTATCTAGCTTTACCTATGACGGAAAAGAAATTGCCACGGATTCATTATCAAGATCAGATATTGATGGAATTTCTAGTTATGTTGCGTTATTTGGAGCATTGCCGTCCAACTTTCCGAACGCATGGAAAGCGATGGATAATACATATGTTTCAATTCCCGATGTCGCGACTTGGAAATTATTCATAACTGCGATGGTCGCTAAAGGCACGACAAATTTTCTCAATTCAGAAACAAAAAAATCATCAATTGCGTCAGCGCTCACGGTGGAGGAAGTTGAGGCCATCCAATGGTAATCCCTTTGCATGAAATCGGAGAAGATATCGCTAGATTGATTATTGAGGTACATCAAACGGCGGCTCAATTGGAGAATCTTGCAGTATCTAAAAGATTACGTAAACTAGCCGATGAGTTAGATGAATGTAGAAAAGTTGTTTTAGCATCAGACGAATATTTGAATTCAAAATGGGGAGATTTGTGAATGATTCGTGTCGCATTTCGCTATAAAGATCCCAGATTTTTTTCAAGAGCGGTTTGCTTGTTGCAAGGCGGTGATAGCGCACATTGTGAAATTGCTTGGAAATGGGAAAATGATACGCACATTTGCGTGAGTGCCTCTTTTCTTGATGGAGGTGTTCGTACTAAAAGTATTAATATGTCTAAAGAAAAATGGCGTATTTACGAGATGCAAGGCTCACCTGAATTGGTACGTGCTTGGCTTTTCAGAAATAAGGGCGCTCCCTATGATGTCTTAGGTCTAATGGGGTTCATCTTTAGAAGAATTAAAGGCTGGCGAAATGCTTGGTTTTGTTCTGAAGTGGCCGCTGAAGTTTTAGGATTGCCTGACCCTTGGAGATATGATTTAAATTTACTTGAAAGCATATGTATCAGATATGGTACTCGTGTTAATTAAAATGTATCAATGAAGCTCGTCGAATGAGGTTCGGGAACTCTGACCGGGTGACGCTCCAGGTTGCCCCAAGTCGGCCCGAAACGCGTCGAAGGCGAGCCGAACGCCGCCACCCCCTGACCACCCCCATGCGGGGCGGGTCGCGGGGCAAGGTGGGCGTTTTTAGGTCACGTATTTTCAGTGCGGATTTTTTCCACGGGAGCGCGATTTCGATTGAAAAAGCTGTTAAATTAACCCATTCCGACGTGCCCCCTATATTAATTCCTTAGAGTTCCCCAAGGAGTTACCGTTAATATCCGCTGTTTCTAATTGATAAAGATTAGTAAAGGATAGTAATGGAATTAATAGCTGCAGTATTCGGTTTCTTTGCTCCATTTCTGACTGAAGCGTTTAAGATATTTCAGAAGAAACAAGATAATGCTCATGAGCTCTCCATGATGAGAATTCAGATTGAAGCTAAAGCACAAGAACATGTTTATAGAATGGAAGAGATTAATGCTAATGCTGATATCGCTGAAATGAGCACTCTCAGAGCTGCTCCTACATCTTTCGGTGTACAGTTGATCGATGCAGCTGCTAATAAGAATTTTAGCAAGTGGATGATTGGCCCGGTATTTTATCTATTTGCCATTCTTGATTTTATATCCAGTCTCGTGAGACCCACGATCACTTACGCGGCTTTCACGTTTTACGCGGCAGTGAAGTGGGCTCAGTTTGAGCATGCTCGTACATATCTTGGAAGCAATTATAGCGCGCTTTTGCAGATATGGACGACTTCAGATATGTCCATTGTTATTTTAGTGCTATCCTATTGGTTTGGACAAAGAGCAGCTAAGGCAGCCTTTGGTGGCTCAGCTAATACAATAACCAAAGGTGGCTAATGGACAAAGAAGTCTTAGAATTGGTGAAAACAATTGCAATGCCATTCGAAAGACTTTATTTAGATGCGTATTGGGACCCTCATCCTCACGGTCTTCCGACACAAGGATGGGGTCGTCTCCTCTCTCGCTACAGTCGGAAAATGCATCTAGATGAAGGTAAAACTTTAGAGCAAGCTAATGAATGGCTTCGCACCACATATCCACGAATAACCAGAGACACGGCTGATGAATGGCTTGAAGAAGATATTGAAAAGGCTAATAAAGCGGTTAAACGATTGGTCAAGGTCTCACTCACTCCGGGACAAGAAGCTGCCTTAACTGATTTTGCCTATAACGTAGGACCGGGCAATTTACAAATTAGCACACTTCTTAGAATGATAAATCGAGGTGACTTCCCGGATGCCGTTGAAGAATTTGAGAAGTGGAATAAATCAGGGGGTGTTGTTCTTAAAGGTCTAGTTCGCCGTAGAGCGGCTGAAGTTTTGATGTTTATGCTTTGATATGGAAATCATACATTTGGTCGCTGTTACCCATATCAATAATACGACTTTGAGAACAGTTGAGATGGAAGATAAAACTTTTAGAACCATTGAATTTCCATTTAAAGGAGAACCGACCGTACTTGAAAGTTATTCGAAAGTATTCGAATCGACCATTGGTCATGTAAATTGGGCGCATGTAATAAAGACGCGCAGAGATTCAAACAATCAACTTGAGGAATAATATGTTTAGTGTAACCGCAACTTTTTCTTTTCTGAACGCGAATGGCTCTCCCGCTAAAGATCCTGTGATCGAAAAGTGGAACGGTCTCGAGAAGATGAAAGTCGTCGATCAACTTGAAGATCGTTTTTTAGAATTTTTATTGAAGTTAAATCAAGTCGCCACTGATGTTGGACATGGTAGAGTTGAAAAGCCCTCCACCACGAATCCTGTGGAAGTTCAATTGGAAGTTTTGGTTACTGAAGATGGAAAGAAGTGGACCAGAGCCGTTTTCGAATGGCCTAATATGGGCGAAGAGCAACAGGCAGTGATGTTAGGCTTATTCTACGGTGAAATGGCCACTCTCGATAAAGATACTGCTGATAAGAAAGAAAGCAAGAGCAAACAAAGATGAATTTCCTATTTCGTATTAAACTCAGACTTCTGTATTGGGTGGGATACGCAGAAGGTCGCTTCGATTTACTCACTAAATTGTTAAAATAACCTTCTGAAAAATTGCGGAAAAAGGGGTATCTTATATGAGAAGTAGAGATACCCCTTAACCCAATAGGAGATCAAATGCTAGACTTCCATGCCCATGCTCGTAGAGAGCTTGATGCAACAGCATTACGTTGCAGATTAGAAGCGAATGTACTCGAAGCGAAGCGGACATTTAAAAATGATCCTCCAGAGCTTCAGATGGAGATTGATTATCTCCGTCACAAGGCCTCTAAGCTTGATGCTGAAAGAGAACGACTGGAATTTCGAGATTAAGTTCTGTGGGTAACTCCTACGGCGTGGTGGTCACCACGAAATAAGTGACGCCTTCGACAGGTATGTCGACCCAGTCTTACAAAGGGGTATTAATACTAGTGAGGGCGGCTAGCACCGTCTCAATTGCGATGAGTAACCATGCTAGTGGTCTCATGTCGGATTCGTAACCGACACAGCTGGTAGGCTATCCCTTCTACCGCCGGCTAATGAAATGAAGGAACCCATCTGAAATATGGTGGGACCACTTAAGCATCTTCGAAAGAGGGTGGTTTACAGGAGAAAACCATGTGCGAGCTTTGTGTTCTCGGGGGTTGGCCAGAAGGTGAATGCTTCTGGAGTGAAAAGAACAAGAACGAGGAATCAATCATGATTGACTCGATCATGATTCACGACGACGCGGCCGCGAATGATCTTCTCGCGAGTGAGCGTCTCGATCTGTTGTGGGAATACGTCTGTGATTTCTACAGTACACCCAGGCAGACTTACGCGCGTTTTGTTTTCGGGGTTTGAATACATGCATGGTGCTGACCCTGTGCATGCTAAGCCTCCGACGAGGCGGAGTCAGCTAGGAAAAACTGTGTCACCGAATTGACACGCCGGATCAGTAACCGGCATTAATTTTTTTTTTTCGACCAAAGGAGTCAAAATGACGAAGTACATCGGAAATGCGTTTTCTCTGGCGATGGTCCGCGATGAGGATCTAAATAAGGTCTTCATGGTCCCTTGCATGGAGCCTGATAGTCGTGAGTGTGTGTCCGTGGTTGGACACGCGGATACGGCGGCCATGCTGGGTGTTGCCTTCAATCGGGTCAGTCTTCAACTCGAGCCTGGCGACGAACTTTATGTTGCCCAGTATCAAGGAGGACGGCTTCCTGAGGGTGCCACAACGTTGCCGGAGGGTAGTAGTTTCCGGTGGATCCTTGTTAGTGTTAGAGATTTTTAAGGAGAGCACATGCAAATGCACATCGGGCAAATGTCCAAGCCGAAAGGCACAATGAAATCTCCCGCTCAAATGCGAGAGATGTCCGAGGCTCTGAATAAGAGTATTAGGAAACATGCGATGGACAATCATTGGGGAAGCCAACCAACGACATTTCCTGAAACAACCCGTAACCAACGAAAGGACTGATGATGTCAAACGACAAGAACCTCGGTAAGTTCATGGCCAAGATCGCCATGTCTGCCGATGAGGCGACCAAGGAAAGCATTCGTGCTTTCCAGGAAGAGCTCAAGCAGCGCAATCAGGAGATGATCCTGAACAAGCTGAGGGAGGTCCACACGTTGATTGAACGTCAGGTGCAGAACTTGCGTGCGTTGCGTGCACGCGAAAAGACTCATCTGGCTGAGATTCGTCGTCTGGAGGACTTGGCGAACAGCATCGTCTCCGGTAAGGAGTGATGTTGCGCGGGGCATACCGATGATCGGCACCGCGTTATAAATAAGTCGTGAAACGGTACGTAACGGTTCTCACGGACCGTTCGTCTATGCTATATTAAATTAAACTTTATAGGGTATAGCTTGAGTCTTGATGACCAAAAAGCCGCCCCTCGCCTTGTGCAAAATCTCAATCCGTCCTCGTGACGGAGGCAGCCACCCCGTACAATCTTTATGGTCCTTTATCAGAACTATAATAGATGAAAAGGTGGAACCACTGCCTTAAGCGTCCCAAGTGGATTCTTAAGGCAGTGCAATTGTGCTCTGCAACGACCAATGGAGTCGATATGCTCGTACGTCTGAAGAGTGACCGGAGTGTTGTAACCTGGATGTCCATTGAGCATTTGGAACATCTGTGGCATCGGTGGGAACCTGCGTAATTAACGCAGGAAGCTGATAGTTAGGGCATCGATCAAAAGTCGGTGCCTTAAAATCAGTTTAACAAGGAGACTGTATGGATTCAAGAGAGACTGCCCATTTTGTGGAAGGTGCGATGATGGAGTACTATCGTCGCAACGAATGGAATCCTGAAGACTATACTCGGTATACTCAGGAAACGATCAATAAGGTCTGGAGGTATCTGACTCAACCGAGTCAAACCATTGATGCGTCTTACACGGATATTCAAGCGCACATCGCGCTCGAAGCAGGTAAGATTCATTTTCCGCAAAGTCTCAAGCGCCGCTAGCTCAGGGGATAGAGCAACGGCCTTCTAAGCCGTAGGCCGCTGGTTCGAATCCAGCGCGGTGCGCCAGTTAACGAACGATGAGATGACGGGTTAGCGCCGTCATTGGTCAGAAGACTCCTTTCTCCGTAAACGCTGCTTCATGCGAGCTCATCGTTCGTTATTCTAACTGTCCTGCTCGGATACGTCCCTGAGAGTATTGGACGAAAGGCATTAAAAGCAGCTGAGACTTGGTTGCAACTCATGAGGCAGCTGTGCTATAAGTCGATCGAAATCTGGGAAGAGCCGGGATGTCTGTGTCCCGTAGTAAGAAAACAGAATAGGTTGAGACTGTACTGCCGAACCAGTACGCCGGAAGGACAGTAACCGGCATCCTACAATTGCATGGAGAATGATGTGACAGATTTCAGTAAACCTTTTGTTGTAAATTCGAATCCGTTCGGCTCTTTCGGAAGGGACTTTGAGAAGCTCGTTCCGAGACTCGAAGACATTCCTGAAGATTTCGATAATAAGCGTAAGTGGGAGGAGTGGCAGTCTGAATGGTTTTTCTCAGGTCTGACACCGACTCCGACACCTCGCCCTGGAATTGATGTCGATTTGGCATTGCGACATCTCGCCGCAATTCAGCGTTCGTGGGAACCAAAGCACGAGCACAAGCAGATCTACGTAGCCTATCTTGCCAGTCTCTGGTTTGAACATCCTTGAAAGGAATTATTATGATGAACACTGAAATGTTGGCCGCTTTTGAATCCGCCAAAAATGAAATTCAGAGAATTCTGGAAGACTGTGAAAAGACGAGAGGTAAGAAATTCCGGGTGTATGTCGAACTGATGCAAACGCTGACACTGCTCTTTCAGTCCGGTGGAGTTGGGACCGGAATTCTCACCGCAAAAACGGCTGAAGTTTGCGGAGCAATCAGCGTGGAACTCGGCCTCAGTGATGCGGACAGCCGAGAAGCATTGAATATCGTGAGATCTCTCGAAAAGATCGGCAAAGAATTGGGAGATAAATTGTCACTTGCCCGAGCGGACGGTGTGTCCAATTTGAACTAAAGAAGGCAATCATGAACAAACAAAAAGGTTTCACGATTTTTGAGTTGATCGCAGCACTCGCCACTGTGGGTATTTTCAGTGTTGTAGCTTACGTGTTATTTCATTTCATCAGCAAGTTCTGGTGATTCGAGGGCCGTTAGCTCAGTCGGTAAGAGCAGCGGACTCATAATCCGTTGGTCGTTGGTTCAAGTCCAACACGGCCTACCAATAAGGAGATAGTTCTTGAAAGAGCTCTACAAACCCTTAACCGAAAAGGAAGAAAAACTCGGTGTGATACTAAGGGCCATCACTGTTGTTGGGCTCACGGTTTTTTGGGCTTTTGTAATTGCATATCAATTTTAAACAGCGCGTAAATCAGTATCTTATATGAAGAGATCCCTCTTCTAACTTTGGAGTAAAAGATGACCTCTTTCCAATGGATCAGTTTGTTGGTGACATTCACGATCAGTTACATTTACGGATTTGTGTTGAGCATTTTCTTCATGAGTCTGTTCCTGAGCATTGGTGTGGAAGCATTGGCGGCGGTGCTTTTGGCGACCGGCGCGACCTTCCTTGTCACTCTCGGAACGATCAACCCACTCATGACAGTTTGTGAGAATGCTTCGACACTCGCTTACAGTGCATACGATAACATCCGAAAGGGTGTGAAGAGTCTTCGGAAGTCTCCGAAGAAGGATAACGTATTTATTCTCAACTTTTGAAGGAGATGTCATGTTCAAGACTATTGTTAATTTTCTCTTCAGTGGCCTGAGTTTCGCATGGTTCGTTCTGCTTCTCGGTGGGCTGATCACCATGTTGACCGCGCCTTCGCTGTTCGGTTTCGTGCTCGTCACGGCGGGTGCGTTGGCCACCCTCAAACTGGCCGTGGCAATCGCGTTCGGTGTCGGCGGCTTGCTCGGCGCCGGTGCGCATTATCTACGGCGGCGTTTGACAGGGCATAAGTTCGAGCAAGTATGATCGCATCTTTAAAACGTGCGGTGCTGGCCATGACAGTAGTGCTGTTTATCGGAATGCTTTTAGCGTTCTTTAGTGCACCTGTTTTCTTAGGGTTCACTATCATAACAGCCTCTGTCGTGGCCACAGTGACCACATATGCTCTGCTGGCATTTACAGTTACCTTCCTTTGGGAATGGTTGAGGAAAAAGAATGCAAAACATTCAAACAATCAATCGACCGCCTGAAATACTGGTAGAAGGATTCTTTGCAACGCGCAAAGATTATCCAGATATCAGTAAGCAATTTTTGGATGAGCAATCGTTCAAACAGAGTGTGAGAAGATTTACTGCTGATGATCTATACATTACAGACATAGAAAAACTAAAAGGAAATCTTTTGAATGCAATCGAGGTAGTAGGTGTTATACAGCTGTCAGGGTCGCTCATCCCATTCTTCGTCACGAAGGAAAAAGCAAAACAATTGCGAATGTTGATTGGTAGACGGAGTTGATAAAATAAACTACCAAGCACCTTAAAAAGGTGCTTGGTAGAGTTCCCTATTTTTTTTTTTCGAAAGGGCAATGTGAGCGAGAATGAAATCAAGGGCGTGCATTTTTTGATGATTGTGATTACCTTGATTGTTCTTTCTCCTTTGTCATTTGAAATGTCGGTATTAGTGTCGATTTTAATCTATATGTATCAGAAAGAAATGACCAAATGAAAATTTTGATCTTGCTGTTTTTATTGTATGTAATTCCAAAAATTGTCAGTAAACTTAAATAAATTGTAAATCAGGAGTCGTCTTGAAATCGAGAGTAGTGGCTTCATTGACTCGGAGAATTACCACTGAAGCTGTTCTGCAAGCTCAGTTACGATTCTTAAAAGAGCATGATGTGAACTCTTATGTAAATACTGTAATTTCTACATTATACTTGTACACAAGACCTAAAAAGGGTTACGAAACAACTTCTGTTTACATGGCTGAATTGATTTCTGCCTTGGGTCATGGTGTGCGAACAAAACTTAAGCTCAAAAGAGACTCCAATGCCGCTGCTAAACTAGGTGCATTTTTATTATATACATTCGAAGAACTTGGTTATATAAAAGTGATATTGGGTGTGGGAACGAGACACGCCACTTATATCGTGACTGTAACCAATGACAATGCAATAGTATCGATGTGGAGTGCGATGGAAGCTTCTCATATTGAGAAATTACCGTCCGGAACTCCATATGCTCCTTGGACCAGCACAAAACATAATGCTGGAATTCGAATGGTGAAGACTAATGATAAAGGAGTACTTGATAAAATCGCTCCTGAAACTCATCCAATTTTATTCAATGTACTTAACAAAGCTCAAGCCGTCGGTTGGAGAATTCATAAAGAGATTTACGACCTTCATGCATGGGCGCTAAGGAATAAAACGGATGCATTTGCCGATATTTGGGAACAACAAAATCCCGAAGCGAAGGCTACGAAAATAAGAGAAGTTAAAGCCATCGGCGAAATGGCAAAGAAGTTTCTTAACAGTCCAATATATCATCTCTATTATTATGATTTTCGTGGTAGGAAATACACGAATACAGCTTATTTACATGAACAGGGTAATGATCTGGCCAGAGCTTTACTCCAAAGAATTGACGAGAAGAAAATAGGCAGAGCAGGTTATTGGTGGATGCTGGTATCAATTGCGTCAAATTGGGGTGGTGATTCTGGCAGACTTGATGGACTAAAAACTGATAAGATTCCCCTTCAAGAACGTTATTTATGGGCGTTAGATAATGAAGATATTTTATTGGCATATGCTGAAAAGCCTAAGGTACATCAAGGTTGGATGAAGGCTGACAAACCTTGGCAGTTTCTCGCAGGATGCATTGAGCTAAAAAGACTCAGAGAATGGCAGTATCAATACGGCAGTGTTAAAAACCCATTTGAAGATTATAATTATGAATCTCACATGGAAGCCTACATTGATGGTAGCAATAATGGTTCTCAACATCTGGCTGCTTTGACGCTGGATGAAGTCACGGCGCCTCACGTAAATTTGGTTCCGTTAGAACTTCCAGGAGATCTCTATTCTTATGTGGCCGGACATGTATGGGACCATCTGCATGAGCTCTTGAAAGATTATCCAGAAGAAGAACGTGAAGACTGTGAAATCTTTATCGATAACTTGATAGAATTGAAGAAGAAGATAACTGCGGCCGAGCCTAAAAGCGATGTGAGAAGAGAATTAATAGCTTCGATTCAAACTTTTAAAGAGGCTAATCAATATATTCTAGATAAATCTGCCGCGGTGTATTGGTACAGGATCGAAGATAATAAGCACAAAAGAAAGATCGTGAAGAGAAACGCGATGACAATTCCGTTGTAAAGGCGGAAGTAAAAGAGGGTGAATTCAGTGGACATCCATTCGCTGTGGACAATACTGAGCCGAGCCGTTTAAACGGAAGGTGCAACGACTATCATGTAGGGCAGAAGTCTGCTCGAAGCCCCCTCCACTCCTTGAGTGATGATATAGTCTGGTCTGCATAGTAATATGCAGCTGTATTAAGCAATTGGTATGAATATGAATTGGAACGAAATCTTTATCTACAACGCAGATGGCAGTTTAACGAGGCGTTATTCAAATAATCAGCATAATACTGTTGGCTGGATAAATAGTTCAGGTTACAGAGGTGTTGTTAGAACTAAAAATAATAAATTTCAAGCACGTTTAACGCTAGAAGGTAAAAAGCTTTACTTAGGCTTGTTCGATACGCCCAAGGAAGCTTTTGATTGTGTTGAAACTACACGTAAAGAGTTGTACGGCGAATTTGCAACTCTTAGATAAATTGCTTAATACGGGTGAAGATTAACGAACTTCATTGAACACAACGATGGTGGAACAAGTTATGGAATGGGGCAGCAGATAATTGATGATTCTAGAAAACACGGTATTGACCAGTTACTCTATTTAGAACATAAATGGGGTGCCTTCTTGGGTAGAGCCGTCTTTAATGATTGTCGATTATCTTTAAAACGCCCTATGAAGCTGTTATCAATTTTTGAAGAAGCCGGAAAGAAAGCCGAGAAACAAGGTAGATTTCTGTCTTGGACAGTGCCTATAACAAATTTCCCAGTAGTTCAACACTACACAGAAGGTGTGGTGAAGAAGGTCTGGTGTCAATATGGTCCTCCTAGGGGTCCTCGACTCAGTACAAATTACTTCGAAAACACTTACCAAATTTCTATTTCTTTCATCGAAGAACGTGTGCCTTCCCGAAATAAACAATCTCAAGGTGCGAGTCCCAATGCCATTCATAGCTTAGATGCAGCTCATTTGGCGTTGACCGTTGAAAGATGTGATTTCCCAGTAACTACCATTCATGATAGTTTCGGGTGTTTATTAGCTGACATGCCTGTTTTGTTCAGGACGGTTAGAGAGACTTTTGTTGAACTTTATAATGCCAATCCGTTAGAGCATTTAATGAAAGACTTAGGCTGCAATATCAATGATGTGGATAGAGGTACGCTAGATATTTCACTAATACTCGAATCTGAGTATGCATTTTCATAGGATCAAAATGAGATTTATTACTGACGTTTCTCAAGTGTACCGTATGGCTGGTTTAGAACATGAGTGTCCAGTTACCTTCTCTGCGACTTCATTCCCACCATATGAGTACAATCTCAAAATCCCCAAAGCTGTTGGTAAACGCTTGATTGAAAGCTTTGAAGGAGTAACACTCTATCCTGGTCGAGATTTTTTGAATGATGATGGTGGATTTGCAATAATTCTCGATTCTAAAAAGGACCTTTCAGATTCGAGATTTGGATTGCCGGATCTTAATGTCGCTGAAGCTGTTCGATTGATAAATACCGAAAATAAAGAAAGATGGGCAAGTGTACTATTTATCACGAACAATGAAACAGGCATTGAGTATGTCTTTAATATTGATCTCTTGAATGAAGAGCAATTGGTCCAGCTTCTTCATATGCACCAGGAAGATTGATGAACAAACTCAACATCTTGTTTGAAGGATCTCAAGGCGTCCTCTTTTCAGTTTCTCCCGAACAATTGCCGGGGTTGTTATTGAATTGTCAATTCGTGAAGAAAGAATACGATTATGAGTTACATAAATACGTATTCACGAAAGTTGATAAAGATACATCAATAAGCATTGTTCGTGAAGAGGATATGCCTTCTTCACCCCCAACGGAGATTCCCGTTGAATCTCCTTTTTAGATCGTCAAAACAATTTCAGTTAAAATTGCTGTTGACTAAACCCTAAAGGGGACTTTCTATTTCAACATTTTAAGGTAAATAATGACAATTCTGAAAGACTGCCAATTGTGGTTCGTGAAGGCAAACCCTAAGTACCCTAATGATAAGTTTAATAAAAAGAATCCGACATGGGAATGTCAGATTCGTACAGAAAGTAAAGAACAGAAGAAGCTTTGGGAAGATCTAAAGCTCGGCGTGAAGGCAGTCGTACCCGATGAAGGTGCTCCTTTCTACCGTGTTAATTTACGTAAGAAGTCTATTAAAGAAGATGGAACACCTGCTTCTACAGTGATCACCGTCAGTGGAAAAATGGTTGACGGAAAGCTAGAGGAAGTCAATCCTGATTCTATTGGAAACGGCTCTATTGGTAATGTTAGAATCTTCCAATATGAGTATGAGAAGGAAGTAGGTGGTAAGGGTGTTGCTACAGTACTGATGGGTATTCAAGTCACTAAGCACATTGTGTATAAGCCTAAGAAGAGAAGCGATGATTTCGGTGAAGCAGATACTGAGACCATCGGCGAATTCGATGAAGAGGCTGTGCCTGAAGATGACGACGTAAAATATTAAAAAGAGGGGACTTCGGTCCCCTTAAAATTCAAAAGGATAATTATGACTGTTCCGTTGCAGAAAAAAGATCCATTCGAGCGCTTTCGTGATCTTGAGAAATTTCCTGATGATAAAAAGAAAGATCCTACTGATAGATTTACTGATCATTACACAGACCATCTCGCGAAAGATTATAGAACACAAGCGCCTATCGAAATGACTTCTGTTGATTTGGGAAATTGGGCAGCTGAAGACGATGCCGATAAACGTTTCAGCAATGCTCTGGCCCGTGATAACAACGAAATGATCGAAAAAGACCTAATCGCGGCCGCCGTTAACCCTTCACACCACAAAGGATTTATTGATGACCTTCAATGGATTGATGTGATGTCACGCATACCACGATATCGAAACAATCCTGAGGCTTTTAAAGGTGCCGTAGAACTTCAAATTCGAAAGTATCTGGATAGAAATGGTCGTAAAGATAACGAACTCCAAGAGCTCCTCAAAGGGCTTTGGTACTACAAGTATCTTTGCGCTTATATAAAGAATGGCTGCAAACCCATTCGAGGTGATGACGTGGAGAGGATTCTAGCGAAATGAGCTTCGAGAAGATTCTGTTTGACATAGAAACGGATGGATTGCTTGACACTTGCACACGTATGTGGATACTTCATGCCGTAGATCTGAAAACGGGTGAAATGAAAGAGTATCTTGAAGGTGACCTGGGTTGGCAGGATCTTCTCAGCAATGCCAAGCATGTCATCGGCCATAATGTTATCGGGTTTGATTTACAGGCCTTAAAGAAACTATTCGATTTCGACTTAAAGAGTGATTGTCAAATTACCGACACGATGATCTTATCATTGGTCTTAAATTACAGAAGATTTGGTGATGACGGTCATAGTCTTGAGGCTTGGGGCAAGTTTCTAAAACAACCTAAACAAGAGCATGAAGATTGGACACAATTCTCAGAAGAAATGAGAACAAGATGCCGTTCAGACGTTCAATTGAATATTAAGGTTTATGAAATTGTCAGAAAAGAGTTGGTTGCATTATCAACTAAAGCCCCTCAGATAATTCATTATTTAGATGCCGAACATTACACAGCTGAATGGTGCGCTCAAGCCGAAAGAGAGGGTTGGCCGTTCGATATGGAAAAGGCATCCATTCTTCAGCCAAAGCTTGAAGCTTCAGTACAATTAGCATATGAAGCACTATCCGCAAAACTGGGAACTAAAACAGTCGCCATCGATAAGAAGAATGGAGAAGTACTTCCTAAAAAACCAAAGTGGACTAAAGACGGTTTCTATGATGCGCATACTTGTCGATGGTTTGATATAGAACCACCTTCAGGTTTTGAAGGTGAAGAAAGAATGGTTTTAGGGCCATACTCTCGTATTAAGTTTGAACCGTTGTCTCTAGATTCTGTTACCGATGTAAAAATCTTTCTTAATAGAAATGGATGGAAGCCTACTCAATGGAATTACAAAACTGAATTCGATGATGAAACCGGAAGATACAAGAGAATAAAGACATCTCCCAAAATCACTGAGGATTCTTTGGAGTTTCTTGGTGGTGATGGTAAACTCTATTCGGATTTTGCGGTAGCAAGATCCAGATTGAGTATTTTAAAAACATGGATTGAAGCGGCTAAAAAAGATGGAAAAGTACATGGTGGCGCTTTCCCCATTGGGACTCCTAGTTTCCGTGCAAGGCATAGCATTATCGTTAATGTTACTAGTGTTGATAGCGCGTGGGGAAAAGAAATGCGCGAACTCTTCACTTGTAAACCCGGCTGGAGACTTGTGGGTTGTGACAGCTCAGGTAACCAAGCTCGAGGACTTGCGCATTATCTTAAAGATGCTGCGTACATTGACACTTTACTCCATGGCGATGTTCATCGTGTTAACGCTAGGATTCTTGATTCAGTTCTTTTGGGAATGGGTATTGCCTGGGATGAATGGCTAGTCGAGCAGGGAATGACTGCCGATGAAAAGCATACTCTCGAAGAGAATATCCTGGCAAGACAAAGAAGTAATGCCAAAAGAATTCTATATGCTTTCTTATTTGGAGCTTCCGGTGAAAAACTGTGGAGTTACGTCTTCGGTGTATTTAATAAGAGAAAAGGAAGTGAATTAAAAACAGGATTCATGAAAGCTGTTCCTGGATTTGAAGCACTAATCACCAAACTAAACGATATCTTCAATAAGACTAAAAGAACGGGAGATGGCTACATACCGTCCATCACCGGTGCCAGAATATATGTGGATTCCCCACACAAGCTTTTAGTGTATTTATTGCAAGCCACTGAAAAAGCCACTTGCGCAGCTGCCTTAATGCTCACGGTCAAAGAGCTCAGAAAAAGAAATATTCCTTATACTCCTTGTATTTTTATGCATGATGAAATTCAATTCCAAGTGCCTGAAGAGTATGCGGAAGAAGTGGGTAAGATCGGTAAGTTGGCCTTTAAAGAAGGTCCCAAGTTGTTCAACATTCAGATAATGGATGGTGAATATAAGATCGGTAATAATTGGTTTGAGACACATTGACCATGCCTATTGAAATTAAAATTTTTATTACATGTTTGATTGTTTGGGTAGGCTCAATGATCACAATCATTGAAATTAGACCGGACTCTTATACTTTCATAGATATTATTTTGAAAATTTGTTTTAGTGGAAGTTTATTTATTATGGCAGCTACAATATTATACAGTATTTGGAGATTTTAATGGCTGAAATGAAACAATATGGAATTACGGTTAAGTTCAATGAAAGAGGTTATTGGTCGAAACCTTATACATACAAGTCCATTGTCACATATGAAAAGAACGATATCGTAGTGGTTCCCACAGGTACATTTTATTCAGTGGGCAAAGTTCTTTCATGTGAAGAGAACTATCAATTCGATCCTAAGATTAACTATAAACACATTCATTCAAAGGTAATCCTGTGAAAACATTCGCTATCTCCTGGTTGCGATTTGTTGATGGTGAAATCCACATGGCCGAGTTCGAAGCGCATTCTTTATATGAAGCTATTTGTGAAGCTTTCTTCAGAGCGACGGATACGAAGTATGAAGGCATTCCAACAGCTGAAGATGTGATAGATGCAGGATATGACGATCATGAAACTGCTCTCGGAGCTATTCAAATAGGTGGAATTTAATGACTATCAATTTTGGTGAGCTGTTAATCGAAGCAGTCGGTGATATTGAAGCTCATTATGATAAGCCTGAAATTCTTCCGGTTTCTATAATTGATATAGAACGCACTGATCAAACATTTGACATGAATCACCATATGTCAGACCCTTGTCCTGAATGTGGAGGTTTTAATATGCTATTAGGGGATTGGGTTTGCTACGGCACATGCCACGTATGTTTTGAAAAACGTATGGATGAAGATGACATTAGCAATTATTGATGGCGATGTCCTCGCATATCAGGCCTGCTACTCTATATGGGAAGACCGTCTCAAGGCCGCAGGTCGAATTCGCGATGAAATGATTTTAATCGCGTTGGATGAAGATGGCCATAAAGCACCAATAGAGTTCACTAAAGAAGAAGAAAGAAAAGCGCTTGAAAAAGCTTGGAAGTATTTTGTTTTTCTTCATCAAAATTTAATGGATAAACTTTATTGTGAAGATTATCTCATGGCCGTGAAGGGTCCTAACAACTTTCGTAATTTACTTTATCCTGATTATAAGCTCAATCGCCATTCTGATCCTACTAAACGTAATATCTTTGTCCCTATCATTAGATCTCTTGCAGTGGCTGAAGGATTCGCCGTTGATTCCGATGGTCGTGAAGCGGATGATTTAATGCGAATTTGGGCCGAGCAAGCCATGGAATCTGGTGATGATTTTATTATCGCAACGATTGATAAAGACTTAAAGTGTATTCCAGGTAAACACTACTTGATGAATAAAGAAATATTTTTTGAAGTTTCTAAAGAAGAGGCTCGAAAACATTATTATGAACAATTGCTTAAAGGGGATCCTACAGATCACATTCCAGGTGTACCTAAAATTGGAAATGTTAAAGCAGAGAAATTAATCAAGCCTTGCAAGAATGAAGAAGAAATGCAAGAAGTAGTCGTGAATGCATATATTGAAGCATATGGAGAAGAATGGTATAGTTACTTTTTATCTAATGCCAAAATGATTCATTTACAAAAAGACCCTAATGATTATTTTAAGGCTTCTGATTGGCCTGTCTTATTGGAGTTGAGATGAAATTAGAATGGCAAAATGCGCCCGTGAAAACGCAGTGGGGTGACTGTATGAGAGAATGTCTTGTTGAATTAGACAAAGATTCAACATTGCGACTTTTCGCGGATGTTGATGATTTGCACAAAGTGGAAAGTGCGCTCTTACGCGAACTGCTGGACGAGCCGGTGCAGGAGTCAAGCCCACTCGCGGGCACGATGGCAGAGCAATTCCTGCAAGTCGTCGCCAGCATCTGGCACGATCACCCGGACTATTCGATCCGGCAGACGCTGGACGCGCTCAATGCGAAGTTTCCTGCAGAGCCGGTGCAGGACACGCCGCCGCAGCGTCCACCCACACCTGTAGGCTGGAGTGATACGGACTGGCTGGCTCACCTATCGACCATGCCGCCGATTGCATACGCGCTACGCGACACCCTATACGGCACCAGCAAAGCCGGCGTGCTGCGTTTCTGCGCCGCCAACGAGCCGGGTGCGTTTGCTGTCTACACCCACCCACCGCAGCAGCGCAAGCCGCTGACGGATGACGAAGCACTCGCGCTTATCCGCGCCACGCCGCAAGAGGACGTTACTCAAGAAGGATGGATTCGCAGGCAGCGTCTTTCCTGGGTTCGCGCCATCGAGCGTGCCATCACAGGAGAGCCAACATGAACGACCTCATCAGCAGACTGCGAGCCCTGTCGCGCCACGAGCACGACGACCTCACGATTGGGGATGAGGCGGTGGATGAAATCAAGCGGCTGCGGGTCGATCATGCCGCTGCGATGGCGGCAATGTGGAAGCGAGTCGCTGAGCTGAAGCAACTGTCGAACGATCGCTGGCGCGAGAACGAACGCTTGCAGGCCCTCAACAGCAGCCTCACCCGTAAGGCGAACGCTTACCTCATCGAGAACGCACGGCTGGCAGAAGAGAACACACGCATGCGTAGTGTGCTTGGCGAGATCGAGTGGAGCAACGACACCACATGGCAGTCCGAGGCCGCACGCGCAGCCCTGAAGGAGACGCCATGACCCCCACCCAACGCGCCGCCGCGAAGCGGCTGGCAAAAGAACTTGCCAGTGTTCACCCACTGCACCCTTACGCGCAGATGTGTGGAAGTGCCGCCGCCCTCCTGCGCGAACTGGCCGCAGAGCCGGATGACGTACCTGAGTTAGTGAAGGTACGCCGTCAACTATTTGCCGCAGAGCCGGTGGTGACTGAATGCGCTGACAACGACTCACCGTGGCTGGTCTGCAAGACGTGCGCAGCGGCGGGGAAGTGCGTGAAGGAAGCAGAGCAGGTGCAGAAGCCGGTGGCGTGGGGGGTTTTTGTAGATGACGAGTTGTTCAAGCCGTTTAACTGCAAAGACGAGGCTGTGGACTGGTTCCAAGCACAATACAACCACGGATCGCGGTACGATTATTTGGTTCTTCCGCTCTACGCCGCACCGCAGCAGCCCATGCACTGCCCAAAGGACGGCGGAGAGTGCGGTGCCGGAGGGTACTGCCGGCCGGAGCCGGTGCAGCGCAAGCCGTCGATTGAACCATTTGTTGTGAGGCATTACGCTTTTGACGAACGGTCAAGCATCAAGGGCAACGGTTTCGACGGCCTAGCGATTGGCGAAGACCGCGAGGAGGCTGAATGCTTTATCAAGTTTGTGAATGCCGCAATCAAGGGAGAGCCGACATGAGTGATTACTTTGAGGGATTGAAACTGGCGCAGCGCATTGGCGTGCCATGCAGAAACTGCGCAACCTCAAGCATCTGGTGCGAGCGATGCGCTCAAAAGTGGCGCAAGGCGTGTGAAGACACAGCAAGACAAGTGTCTCCACCAAACGCGGCCCACATGCCTGACGCCATCGAGCGCGCCATCACAGGAGAGCCGACATGAAATTTAATGCGTTATTTGGTTTAGGCGAAATCGTCTGTACGCATCAGCGTGAGACAGTTAATGGTGTGTACCCCGACATGATACTGAAGGTGGTCGCCATTCAATTTGAGTTAAATGGATCGGTGATGTATTTGTGTCGCAATGCAATATCTGGTAATATTATCGTGTGTGGAGAGAATGAGCTGATCGGCGATCCGGCATTTGACCAAGAGGCTGGCAAGTATCCACAGGAAACAAATGAAATTTGAAGGCAAATTACCGAAAGACTTCGAATCCGTGAAAGAGGCCAAGAAAGTCGCGATTCATCAATTATCGTATTACAACAAAATGATGAATCAAAAAATAATGGGGAGTTCCATAGCTTCAAATGGCCATTGGCAATTTCCTGAAGAAATGGGGCCACCATTCGTGGGCTTTATTTATGCGCTTTATGACCCTGTTTTGCATCGCGCCTATTTAGGAAAGAAGGCCTATTTAGGTACAGGTGTTAAAAATCGCGGCAAAGACAGTGGGTGGCGTAATTATGTATCTTCTTCAAATCTATTAAAAGAATTATTTCAGCATCGACCGGTGAGTGAATTTGAATTTATATGTATTGAGCAATACAAAACCAAAGGTACCTTATCATACGCTGAAACATGGTCGTTGTGCATGGCTGAGGCACCAACAAGTAAACTTTTCTACAATACACGAATAGAGTCAGTTTCTTGGTCAGTTAAAGAGCCGATATCTGAAAGACATAAAGAAAGATTATCAATGATAATAAAGATAGTGAAAGAAAATAATGAGTAAAATTTTAGCCGCATTGTCGGTGTTATCCGCATTTTCCGCATTGCTTTACGGTAGTTTCATTTTGATATCTAAGACGGTCCCTTTGGAAAGTGTTGATTATATCTTACTAGGGATTACATTTATGATCGGAGGCAAGGTTTTTATCAGCTTCACTGAAACCTCCAAGGACAAATCCAGCGATGGGAACGATAGTAGCCAAGAACAGACCTTGCCTTGATAGTGCTTGTGGCTCTTCAGACGCGAGGCAAATATATGAAGATGGCACAAGCTTCTGTTTCTCTTGCATGAAGTTCTTTCCTAAAAATGCAGAAGATATCGTGCCAGATAAAGAAGAACATAACTATTTACCGAAAGTGGTAAGAACAGTGGAAGATATCGAAAAGAAGCTTAAAGAAATTTCCACCCTCCCAGTGAGAGGGTTTAAAGAGAGAAAAGTCTCAAAAGAAGTTTGTGAATTCTTCGATGTTAAGGTTTCTTATAATGCAGATAGTGGTGAAATCGCTGCTCACTATTATCCTTATGAAAATGGAAAAGCCTATAAAGTCCGAGAGCTTCCTAAACAATTCAAATGGATTTCGAAATCAGAAGATCTCTTTGGTAAAGACAAATTCAGCAGTGGCGGAAAGCGAATTTTCATTGTAGAAGGTGAAGTTGATACGTTGAGTGTTGCACAGACCCTTCACGACAAGTATGGAAAAATTTATCCTGTTGTGGGTCTCTCATCAGCCACGATCGCTGGAAAGACACTTTTAAAAAATCGAGAGTGGTTACGAAGCTTTAAAGAAATTATTCTGTGTCTCGATAATGATGATGCTGGCAAGGTGGCCACAGAAACAGCCATCAAGATACTAGGTATTGATAAAATTAAAGTTGTCAAACTGGCCGGAAAAGATCCTAATGAAGTATATTTAAAGCAAGGCTCTTCTGTCTTAATGCAGAATCTATTTGATGCTGCTCCATATATTCCTTCCGGTATCATTACCAAAGAAGCACTATGGGAAGCACTGGTTAACTATAACAATACACCTTCGATTCCATATCCTGCTTGTGTGCATCGTTTAAATGAAAAAGTCAAAGGGATGCGTAAAGGGGAAATTACTCTCTTTGTGTCTGGCACTTCCTGCGGCAAGAGCACATTGTTGCGAGAAATCATGCTCAGTAATCAAGAATTGACCACAAGTAAAATTGGTGTTGTCAGTCTTGAGGAATCTCCCGCGGAAACTGCGCGTAAGTTGTCGGGAATGAAAATTAATAAAAATCCTGCTAAAGAGGAGATACCACTTGAAGAGCTCAAAGTCGGTTTTGACGCTGTGTTCGGAGATGATCGCTACATTGTATTGGACCATCAAGGATCACTTAAAGACGAAACGATTTTGGACAAGCTTGAGTATATGGCTCTTAGTGGTTGTGAGTATATATTTATTGATCATATCACGATTTTAGTATCTGAAGGTGCCGGTGAATTGACGGGCAATGAAGCCGTTGATAAGATCATGAACGATCTATTAAGATTCGTTAAAAGACATAATGTCTGGATTGGGTTAGTTTCACATCTTCGAAAAACCACGAACACAGGTAAGTCATTCGAAGAAGGCAGAATGCCCAATCTAGATGATATCAAGGGATGTTTAGCATACAATACTGAAGTGTTGCTCTCAAATGGTCATTCTACTGCAGTTCAAAATATTAAGATTGGAGATTGTTTGATAGGGGATAATGGGATACGTCGTGTGCTCTCATTAAGGAGGGGTGAGCAACAGATGTATAAGGTTACCACTAAGACCACGAATGACAGTTTTATATGTAATGAAGATCATGTTTTAACAGTATCTCATAATGATATTTTATTAGACATCTCAATCAAAGATTTTCTTAAAAAGAGTAGCAGTTTTCAGGAAAGATGTAAACAGCATTACTCAAAGGGATATGAATTGCCTGAAAAAACTTTATTGATCCCACCATATGCTCTTGGTGCTTGGTTAGGAGATGGTTCTAAATCGGCATTTAGAATAATGGATGCTAGCGAACTCGGCATCGCTGAGAGAGTTGCAAGGGAACTTAATGCGGAATTGAAACAACCCTCAAATAAAAGAAGAGAGTATTTCAACTTTGATACAGGTGTTCAGGGCGACATGCTCACGCGATTGAAAGAATTAGATCTCCTTTGTAACAAACATATTCCTGAAGAGTATATATTTAACACAAAAGAAAACAGACTTCTTTTGTTAGCAGGTTTAATTGATACTGATGGAACATACAGCTATAAAGATAATGCTTACTATTTTTACCAAAAAGATGAAGTATTGGCAGAGAATGTAAAAAAGATAGCAAGATCATTGGGTTTCTATAGCAATGTTAGATCACAAATCATCAATGGTAAATATTCGTCCAATGGTAGTTTAATTTTTGTAGTGACAATTTCTGGTGATATTGAACAAATTCCTGCTCAGAAAAATATTAAATTAACTCTTAATGAAAGACACACAGATCCATTAAAACGTGGCATTATTATAGAAAAATTAGGTATTCAACCTTATTACGGATTTACATTAGATGGAAATGGCAGATTTCTATTAGGAAATCATACAATCACTCACAATTCAGGCTCAATCAAGCAAATATCATTCGACATTGTTGCTTTCGCGCGTAACCTTCAAGAGCCAGATCCAATCAAATGTAATACCATCTCCATGTCAGTATTGAAATGTCGTTTCTCAGGATTGACTGGAGAAATTGGCGGTTCTTATTATGACTATGATACCGGTAGGTTCAGACCGGAAGAGGAAATTCCACAAGAAGATTTCACTTCGTTATGAAAGGTATAATGAGCAGTATTCAAACACCTTGGAGCTCAGTCGGCTACCTAACTTATAAAAGAACGTATGCCAGAGAAATCACTCCAGGGGTTACCGAAGAATTTCCACAAACAATTGAACGTGTTTTAGATGCTTGTCAAACTCAGTTGCATTGTGGATTTATCGGGGAAGAGTTAGATCGTCTTAGAGAATACTTTCTTAAGCTTAAAGCGTCAGTTGCTGGAAGATTTCTTTGGCAATTGGGCACTCAGACCGTAGATCGTTTTGGTCTTGCCAGTCTTCAAAATTGTGCATTTACTGTTGTAGATAGTCCGGTAAGACCTTTCTGTTGGGCTATGGATATGTTGGCATTAGGCTCTGGAGTAGGCTACAATATCCAACATCGACATATAGATAAATTGCCCACAGTTAAGGAGTGGTTTAGAGCACCTACCAGAATGGACAATGGTGGAGCTGACTTTATTATTCCAGATTCAAGAGAGGGATGGGTTAAATTTCTTGGCAAAACACTCAAAGCTGCGTTCCTCAGCGAGACGCCGGAAAAGGGCACTTTCACATATTCAACACAAGTTATCCGAGGGAAGGGCTCGCCGATTAAAGGATTTGGCGGAGTTGCTTCAGGCCCCGAAGATCTCTGTTGGGGGATTGGAAAAATATCTGAAATATTATCGAAGCGTCACGGGAAGAAAATTAGGCCAATCGATGCATTGGACATAATGAATATTATAGGTTATATTATTGTGGCCGGTAATGTTCGTCGAAGTGCTCAAATTGCCATCGGCGATCCTGATGACGTTGAATTCCTTTTGGCTAAGCGTTGGGATATGGGCAATATTCCTTCTTGGCGTGCCATGTCAAATAACAGTGTAGCTGTTGATGACATTGAAGACCTTCACGATTATTTCTGGGAAGGATATGAAGGCAAAGGGGAAGCATATGGTCTTATTAACTTAAGACTTGCTCGCAAAGTTGGACGTTTGGGTGAAACACAATATCCAGATCCCGGTGTTGAAGGAATGAATCCGTTAATCGCTAGCGGCATACATTAGAAATTCTGTATGAAAATTTATCTAAAAACGGTGGATCTCCCGATGGGACAATACCGTGCCAATCCGTTATGGAAGGTGTAACGACTATGAGTAAAGATCTGAACAAACGTTTGTATGCTTATGCGATGTTTGATGGCCACCTAATGTTTACTGGTAGTTCTTTAAACGCGTGTTTAGTAGTCAATATGCTTGAAAAACATAATGATTACATAGACAAAGTTATACAAACTCTGGAAGAACTTCCTGTAGGCTATAAAAGAAGTTTACCGGAAATTTATACAAAAGACGGTTATGAGCGACAGCAGCAAATAAGACTGCAATCACGCAACCATCCGATATTTACGAAAATTCACAGTAGAATATATATTGACAAGCAAAAGACAATAGATCCACATATGTTAACAATGATGGATGAAGAACTGTTGGCAATAGCCTTCATGGCTGATGGTAGCAGAGATATAGATAAGCGCTGGGCAAACGCCAAGCCTTGTTATAGACTTCATTTTAACAATTTAACGTACGGTGATTTGATGTTGTTTAAGAAAAGCTTGAAAGATGTATTCAATTTGGAAATAAATACTAGGAAAAAAGGATCTAGATACGATCTTGCAATTCCTACCTTTCATTCCGAATTTTTCGAAGAAATTGTCGGGCCTTTTATTCTTCCATCGTTTCAGTACAAACTTGGACGATGAACCCCCGAAAGGGGTGGTGATATAGTCTGTTCTATACGGTAACGTATAGAGATTGACAGAAATGATCAATCAACGTTGTAAAACGTTTAACAACAAAGGTGCTGAGCAATCTTTGTACCCGTATGAGACTTGCTGTTTAGCGGAAGTATTCCTACCAAACGTCGACAGTAAAGAAGAATTCTTCGATATTCTTGAATTGCTTTATCGAATTAATAAACATAGCCTTTTGTTACCATCTCACCATCCTGAAACAGAAAAAGTTGTTCATCAAAACATGAGGATGGGTATTGGTTTGACTGGACTTCTTCAAGTCTCTGATGAAAAGAACGGATGGTTGAGTGAAGGTTATGAGTATCTCAGAGAATTTGATGTTGCATATTCTGAAGAAAATGATATTCCCATTTCTATTAAACTAACAACGGTCAAGCCAAGTGGAACTTTATCACTACTTCCAGGTGTTACTCCAGGGATTCACCCTGGTTATGCTCAGTATATGTTTCGTAGGATTCGTATCGGCGCTAGCAATCCGCTCGTGGAAACTTGCAGGAGTCATGGTTATCCTGTGGAGTATGTTCGTAATTTTGACGGAACTGAAGACTACAATACAGTGGTTGTGACATTTCCTTTCAGTTATCCTAAAGGGACAATTCTCGCGTCAGACATGACCGCCATTGATCAACTAAAGGAGATACAAAGGTTACAAAATGACTGGTCGGATAACTCTGTATCGTGTACTATCTACTATCGCAAAGAAGAGTTACCGAGCATTCGAGATTTTCTTAAGAAGCACTACAGAAACGGATTCAAGAGTCTCTCCTTCCTTCTCCACAAAGACCATGGATTCGATCAAGCTCCCTATGAAGAAATTACAGAGACCGAATTCAGACTACTCTCCAACCGAACTACAATTATTGGAAACCTTGAAAATGCCGAATTCGAATCAAGCGACGAATGTGCCACTGGAGCCTGCCCCATTAAATAAAATCAAGGGTGAAATCATTCTTAATGATGGTCGATTCGTGACTATTTATAATGTTACCGTGAATCATGTTAGACTATCGTATTCTAACAATTCAAGTGACCTTGATAATGCTATTCGATTGGTTAATGCAGCCACACTGATTGATGGGAAACCATTCGCATTAAATGAAATAGCTAGTCTGAAAATGTCAGAATTCGATAAAATTATCAAAGCACTTTTTAAGTGATTCTGGGGACTTCGGTCCCCATTTAATTGGAGATAACATGGTTAGACCCGCAAAAGGTTGGCTATCTTCAGATGGTTTATTTTTTGAAGATAAAGAAGCAGCCGAAAAGCACGAATTGCGTCAAACAATTATTGATGTGCTCGAATCTGTCTATGGGGATGAACATATGTCGATTGGCAAGTTCGTAGATCATCTTCTTAAAAGCCCAAAACTATATATTTCACGTATTGATCCACTGGCACTATAATGTCAATTACATTTTCAGTTGGTACGCCAATTTTGGCAAAACTTACTAATGAATATTATGATTTCAATTCATTGGAAGATGCCGTGTTCAACACTAAAGAGCATCTTGTAGAGTTAACTCCAAATCTTAATATGGCAAATGGCAACGCATTTGAATTCATGCGAATGTTGGCGTTGCCTCAAGAATATTCAGGGATCATCCAACCAGGCGATATATATGCATTTCATAGCATGGTAGTCACATTGCACCGAAAGGCAAGATATTCAAGAACAGTGGAAGAACGCATTTTGAGATATTATCTAGAAATGGAGCGTATTTCAGCCTATGCATTAGCGACCGAAGATTCAATTATTTGGGGATAATATGTTTATAGACCTTGATGATCAAAAGCGAGAAAAATGTTTTCAAGAATTAGTTCATTGGATTAATACTAATTCATTAGAAAACGGAAGTAACACCCCCGATTTTATTTTAGCTGATTTTTTGCTGGAATCTTTAATCCTTTTTGAAAAAATAAACCAAGACAAAAAAGAATGGGGACAGGTTCCTGATCCCGGTGAAATGGACGGCGATGCTCAAAGCGCTTTATCGTCCGCGGGAATGGGGACTGATGAAGATTACGGGGGCACTGATGAGCGTATCTGAAGGACTCTCTTCACAATCTGATGTTACTGTATCTGATTGGAAACTTCGAATGGTCTATTTTGATGCAGACGGTTATCCTATGTTACATAAGGAACCCGATCCTGAAGATATACGTGAAGCATTCTTGAAAACTTTTAAGGTAGAAGAAAAAACCGAGGTGATAAAGAATGTTTAAGCCAATGCTCAGCCCTCGGGAAGACCCTCTTTCATATCCGGACTATTTTAGAAAGCTTCAATATCCTCTGTTAGCCTCACCGAAGCTGGACGGTATTCGTGCGATCATCAAAGATGGTATAGCCTTTTCAAGGACTTTTAAAGCGTTGCCCAGTGGTCAGGTTCAAGATCAATTCACGTTGATTAATCATTTTGATGGCGAAATTCTTGAAGGAAACCCTTCAGACACAGATGTGTATAATCGTACTCAAAGTCATGTAATGTCTTTTGACAAGCCGGGTGAGCTTTCATATCATGTATTTGACTGGTGTCATGAAGATTGGCTGCACAGACCTTTTTATGAAAGGTTGGAGATGGCACGCAAAATGTTACCTTCAACGCCTTCTTATAAATTTGTGGATCATATTTCTATTGAAACTGAAAAAGAATTATTGGAGTATGAGGAATACGTTTTGAAGCAAGGCTATGAGGGCATTATGATGCGTAGTCCGGTTGGATATTACAAGACCGGTAGAGGCACATTTAAGGAAGGTTTAATTTATAAGCTCAAGAGATTCGAAGATGTGGAGTGCCCGATTTGGGACTTTATTGAGAAACAGATTAACACCAGTCCCAAGGAACGTGATGAGTTGGGTTATGTGAAAAGGGTTGATAAAAAAGACTTTAAGGAAGGCGCGGGGATGGTCGGTGCCTTCGTAGTTTCATTTGAAGAACAGAAGCTCATTGTGGCACCGGGCGCGTTCAGTCATGACGAATTAATCACCATGTGGGAAAATCAAGAACTTTATCGCGGTGCACCTTTGAAATTTCGATTTATGCGTCACGGCATGAAAGATAAACCGAGATTCCCGAGAGCTGTGGGACTCAGAACAAAAGGTACATAATGAAATCAAGACTTTGTATTGTGCATTTTGATGAGGACGGTGAGCCGATGTCATACGAAGCACCTGATGAGCCTGTAGTTTTTCGTTGGAAGAGAGATTACTGGTCTGATTGGAATCCCTTGCCTTATGAGAAGCAACTTCATGCTAGTATTAAAGAGCACGGCTATCCTATTGAATATGCATACAGTGAAAAGGTAAAACAACGATGAAAGCGGTTCTGTATTTTGGTAACAATCCATTTGTACTCGTGGACATTACTAAGAACGCAAAAGGCGAAATCACAAGCGGATGGGTGGTAAACGGTGAATGGATGCTTGAAATGGATGATCAACGTATTTATGTAAAGAAAGGCAATAATATCGTTGATACGTATTTTAAAGAACCATTTCTTTACATTGAGGTTCCCGAAGAAATGCGCTGTAATTCCACTACCTATAACAAAGTCATTGATTGGGCAAATAAAGAACTCTTAAAATACCGCAAAGCGCAAGATGAGCAAAAATCTTCTTCACAAGAAAAGATTAATGGAGTTCGCCACTTGGTGTAGAAAAGAAGGGTTTGTGGTATCTGATGCACAAATTGATTATATTGTCCTACGAGTGCAAAACCCCAGCAAGCCCACAAATCCTATGATGGGTGTGTGGTATCGAGAGCATATGCCCGAACATCTAACAGTCGATTATAGATTAATACCCATAGTTCGAAGATTTATTAAGGAAACTAAAGATGCCTAGCCTAGGTGTGGGTGATGTATTCTTGCTTAAAGAAGGCCAGAAAGTATTCTTCACTGGTTATAGAAAACAAGGTTTGGATGTTACACTGGAAAGAACCGAACGTTATGTTGTGTATAAAACAACGCATGACGGAGGCGGCACGGGACATGGTATGCACGATATTTATCCAGATGGACATCATGTTTGGTGTGAACAATTGGACGTGATCAAACCTTTGCGAGTAAATTTTTATCAATCGGGCTGTTTCAGAAATATGTATCCTGATTTGGAGATTATTGGAACAGCCAAAAAGATGTGGGTATTCACCCCTAAGAAAGGAACTTAAATGACCGGAATGAAGAGCTCCACGATCAAGTCAGTCTTGAGGGATCAACTCAACTCTTGGATCTCCACAATCAATGAACCTGAGGTTAGAGAGCTCACGGAAAAGAATGCGTTCGTGACAGGCGGCGCAATCTCATCGATGTTGCTCGGTGAAATGCCTAATGATTTTGATATTTATTTCAAGACTAAGGAGGCCGCACTCGCGATCGCGACGTATTATGTTCAAGATTTTAATCGACGTGTCAATAATCAATATAAAACAGACTTGAAGTTATACAAGCAACATGAAGATTATGTAAAACAGCTCGCCGGTTATTATGAAAGTGAAGGGAAAGAATTCGTAGATACCAGCAAATGGCCGCCCAAGCCGGTGAAACCGATGCATGAAACATTGGTGAAATTGGAAGATCGCGTGAATTGTAAAGGAGTGATCGAGAATCGAATCATTGTATATGCGAAGAGTGCCGGAGTAGTTTCCGAAACTCAGAGTGAATACAAGTATTTCGAACAACACGGAGAGTTTGAAGCGGACGATTTTATGCGATCGTTGAAGGCCGATGAAGGTGTTCAATCTGAGATTGAGTATCAACAGTTTAGAGAAGATCCAATCGGTTATACAGCCACGCTCGCAAATGAAGTCAAAAGACCGCCGGGTAAACCTCCTGGAGAAATTGTCGGAAAATTTAGACCTGTCTTTCTCTCAGAGAATGCCATCACATTGTCTCACAAGATGCAATTGGTGGTGAGGTTCTTCGGCACACCTGGAGAAATTCATGAAAATTATGATTTTGCTCATTGCATGTGTTGGTATGATCTTGAAAAAGATCATTTGGAACTTCCTTCAGAAGCTATGCAGTGTGTACTGTCTAAGACACTAATCTATAAAGGCTCACTGTATCCGATCGCATCTATCTTCAGAATTCGCAAGTTTATTGAAAGAGGATGGAGGATCACCGCCGGACAACTTCTCAAAATCATCTGGCAAATTTCGAGTCTTGATTTGAAAGATTCTAGGATCTTGCGAGAGCAGCTTATCGGCGTGGACCAAGCTTATATGAAGCAATTGCTCCTGGCGTTGGAAAAGAAAGACGTCAAGATCGACGCCATTTATATTGTCAAGCTCATTGATGAGATTTTCGAATGAGAAAAATCTTTGTGTTTGGGAGTAATCTCGCGGGCAGACACGGCGCAGGGGCGGCTCTATTCGCGAGAAACAACTATGGTGCAATTTACGGTCAAGGAAAAGGACTTCAAGGAAATAGTTATGCCATTCCCACGAAGAATGGTGACTTGAGTGTTAGAACGTTGGATGAAATTTTTAAAGACGTGATGGAGTTTCTCAATTTCGCGGAAGACCACCCTGAGATGACATTTGATGTCACTCCGATCGGTTGCGGATTGGCTGGTTATCAACCGGAACAAATCAAACCTTTCTTTGTGGATGTTCCTAAGAATGTGAACTTACCGGATGTGTTTAAATGACATTCTATGATATTAAATCCTTTTTGACATTTCGATGGCATCATTTTATTAAACCCAGAAGTCTTGAAGATATTATTAAGGAGGAACTCTATGATGCACAACGAAATCTGCTTTTAGATGAAAGAAACTTAGAATATTCACAACAAATGGTAAAGTTTAGAAAATTTCAGATCGCACGCTTGGCCAAAAGATTGGAAACACTAAATGACAGAATTTTCTGAGTTTCGAACACCGAAAGAGATGTCTAATGAGGAATTCTTTGAGTACATTTTTAACTATTCTAAAGCAGGGCCATTCGTATAGGTAATCGCTGTTCAGGCAATAATGTCTTTCTTAGAAAATGAGGTATCACAACCTCGACCTGAGAAAGATTTGGGTTGGTCAATTATCAATAGACAAGCTTGGTACGATGCTTGTGTAATCCTCTATAAAGAGTTTCAGGAAAAATATGGCAAAGAATCTTGATGATTTTGTGAAAGCTTTGAGCGTACTTCAGAGCATACCTTTTGAAAAAGCATTGGGGCTAATGGTTGAAAATTTTAAAGTGTACGGCAATTGGAATCAAAACGCCTACACACTGGGCTTGCACAATGGGCTCGAAGTCGCTCTCGCATTGTTCCAAAAAAGAGATCCCGCTTTGAAGCAAATTCCAGAAGAGGGGTATATTGACGATTTCATGGATAAGGATGATTGATGAGCAAACCCATAGTCATTTATCACGCCAATTGTGCGGACGGCTTCTCGGCTGCCTGGGTCTTCTGGCATAAATACAAAGATGCCCTGGAGTACTTCCCCGGTATTTACGGTAAACCACCCCCGAACGTTCAAAATCGTATTGTATACATAGTAGACTTTAGCTATACTCTTGATGTGATGATCGAGATTATTAAAGATGCGATTCAAGTGACCTTACTTGATCATCATCAAACTGCTATGCAAGCGTTAGATGGCCTTCACGCAAATAATTATTTTCCACATTTTGATATTAATCGAAGCGGTGCTTCAATTGCTTGGGACTTTGTATTCCCTCATGAGAAACGACCTTTGTTGTTGAATCACGTGGAAGATAGAGATTTGTGGCGATTTAAACTAGATGGCACACGTGAGTATTCAGCGGCATTGTTCAGTCACAAGTATGATTTCGAAACTTGGGAAAAATTGATGGCGATGGATGAGATCGCCATGGTTGATTTCAGAATCGCCGGAATGCATATTGAAAGAAAGCATTTCAAAGATATTGAAGAATTGTTGAAGGTCGGTACTCGTGAGATTGTCATTGATAAGATCCTGGTGCCTTGCTGTAATCTGCCTTGTACAATGTGCAGCGATGGTGGCGATATCCTTTCAAAATCAGCACCATTTGCGGCCACATATTACGACACGGCCACATATCGAGTCTTCAGCCTTCGTTCTCAAAAGGAAGGTGGAATGGACGTGGCGAGAATTGCCGAGAAATATGGAGGAGGTGGGCACAAGAATGCCGCCGGTTTTCGGGTGAAGAGAGATACTTTTCTAGCACAAATTTAACTCTAAAAATAAGTGCGTTAAAAACTGCGATCCTGACACGCGTTTCGCCGCCCTTCCCTCCCCCATGACTTTCGAAAACGGTGGCGACTCGGGTCAGTTCTGGCCCACGGTGTGGCATCCTCGATGTGTAGGTATTGCACCGAGATTTCCTGTTGGCTTAACCCTATGGGCAATCCTGGATGATCATTAATAAGTATTAAGGTTCTGGATTAGAAACATACTCTCTTCGGAGAGCCGTTATCTGGTCGCGGTTCGGCCAGAATTTTTATTAGGAAACTTTCTCATGAGTCAAGAACTCCGTCAAGTATATGTTATCGGTGACAAGGAATTCACCACGAAGGCCGAAGCTCTGACATTCCTGCGTCGCCCTAAGATCGAAGCGGAAATGGTCAAGGTCACCGGTGGTAATAAAGACTTGACTACATGGCTTCTGGATAATCAGGAGTCGGTGGAAGTTGCGTTTGAAGTTGGCACGATTCGTCGCGTCACTAAGTCTGAGCACAATAAGTTGTCCAAGGCCGTCGAAGCGCTGAAGGCCATTGAAGGCAATCCGAAGATTGCTTTCTTGCAAGAGAATGCCGGTGCGATCCTGGATTCTTTCCGTTGGCCCGCTGTTAAGCGTATGGATGAAGCTGAGAAGAATGCCGCGGCTCGTAATTCGCTCGTCGCCGCTAGCGAAGGTAATGAGGAATTGGCGGAGTGGATCGTCAGCAATAAGGATGCAGTCCTGGCCGCTTATGACGCCGGTAAGGAGAAGCGTGAAGTCTCTACCAAGGCTACCGAAGGTCTGGCCGCTTATCGCGCCAAGAAGGCTGCTGAGAAGGCAGAAGCGGAAGCCCTTGAAATGGCGGAAGCTGAAAAGAAGGGACCTGAAGCGGTCGCTGCTCTTATTCAGAAGCGTGAAGCTGCAGCTGCTAAGAACGCTAAGTAAATAATGTGAAGCCCCATTTTGAAGCACCCTGAGGTGTTTTGAGATGGGGCTTAAAAATGGAGATGGGCTTAAAAATGGAGATTAATATGCTTACTTTGATAAATATCGGACTTGCTTTGCTTTTCGCGGCCAATTTAACACTTTTTGTTACGCCTCATGGTTCTTGGTTCAATCTTTTCGCAGCTTCTTTCATTGGTCTTCTTTCAATTATCAAATAAATAATCATGACCGCAAAACGTACATGTCTGACCGTTCGCCAGAACTGGCTTCTCTGCAACTATCTCGCGGAGAATTACACAAGTTCAAAGATGAACGATACGCAATTCGCGAAGAAGGCTTCCGAAGAACTGGGATTTGATGTCTCAGTACCTCAACTCGGACAGCGTCGTCGAGAGATGGAAATTCCTTCTTTCATGGAAACGTCCAAAGAACCTGAGACAGTGATTGAACGTGTGCGGGAACTCGAGAAACGTGTTGACGCACTGGAACAAATGTTCAAATGATTAACAGGACAGTTGGCTGAGAGGCTTAAAGCGCCGGTCTTGAAAACCGGAGTTGGCGAAAGTCGACCGTGAGTTCGAATCTCACACTGTCCGCCATTTAAAATATAAGAGGATTAAATAGAATGATTACAGAATCAAGACCAATTAGCGTACTCCGACGTGTTTTAATATGGGGAGGTGTTACAATTTTATCTAAACATGTACGACAGTTTCCTGTTATTGAAATGCTCAATGCTGATGACATTGGGATTGGTTGGGTCATGACAAACACAGAATGGATGTTATTTGAACGTGATGATGCTTTAGTAAAGATCAAACGTAAATTGACAGTTGAGAGAATAGATTACGACGCATACACAAATAAGCAATTTAAAGAAAAGTATGGCTTTTATAAAGAGGCGCATTTTGATCATTATCATAAATTTCATAAGGCATTGAAGACATTGCAACAATATTATGTTTAAGAACTAAAATGACACTCCCATTTCCCAGAGACATTGACCTCAAAACTATCATTTCAGACCTTAAAATCTCTCAGAGAGGACTTGAATTGCTGATAAATCGAACACCGACGAGCGAGTCTCGCAATGATTTGACGGAAGCAAATATCCATCTCATGGAAGCAATTGACGTTTTAAAGAAACAACTATGAGCACTGTTAGTAAAAAAATCGCTGATGAAGTGATCGCTCAGAACGGTCGCTATGAAGGAGATCCCCAAGTTTATTCTATTTGGAAATACACATCTAAGTGGAATACGGAGGGTTACAAGTTGTTTTATAAGCCGAATATGTATCTATCTGATTCGAAATTTACGATCGATCCAAGGATTTATTGGAGTTATGATGAGCAATTCTAAATCAGGCACTGTGGTATTTGATGATCTTTGTATCAGTTACTTTTCTGATAAGGCTGGTCAAATCAATTACAAGATCACACGATTTGATCATTGCATAGCTCAGGATTTCACGGTTGATGATCAAAGCTTTTTTAGAGCATTGTCAATTGCATTGCATCCCACTAACTTTCCGGATTACGACCGTGACTTTATGTGGGCAGAAGCAATTATGCCGAAAGGAGAGTTTAGATGGATTCCATGAGTATCGATGTTTCTCTTTTATGCGCAAAGATGTCAAAAAGGCTTTAGAGCCTTATCTTGAAAAAGGATGGGAGATCTCTAAAAGTTCTAAACATTATCAAATGAAACATCGAGAGTACGGGACTGTTGTGATGTCTTCAACAGCTTCCTGCCCCTTCTCAATCAAACACATTCTCGGTGATCTTAAAAGAGCTGAAAAGAAATAATCGTTTGCCCTCATAGTTAAATGGTATAACAGGTCACTTGTAATGATCAATTCACTGTTCGATTCAGTGTGAGGGCACCATTAAGGTCGTCGGTTCGATTCCGACTGGCGGCACCATTTTAAGGAAATCACAATGAAGACTATTGGTATTGTTCTTTTGTCAGTGGTTTTGGCGTCGTGTGGTGGAGGCGGAGATGACTCGCCTTACGTCTCTAAATATGCTCGTTACAACGGGAGCTATACATGCAAAGTCGAAATGACGACACCCATGTATTTTCAGGTTAAAGGCGAATTTGAGGATACACGGGCCACGCTCACGATGGGAGGCGCTAAGTACGTGTATGACGATGTATTCGCCGAAGTACGCGGTGGACATCCTCGTTACTCTGAAAAGTTCGGTGACTATGACAAGTATGAGACCGTGACATTTGGATATAAAGATGAAATGGTCATTTATCGAGGACCCTCCAGTAATTTGGATTATTATTACACGGATGAATTCTTTCTTTGCACTAAGGATCGTTAATGGTGATCACTAAATTGAATACTTTGCCTGAAGAAGGTAAGGAAGACATGTTGGAAATTCTCGAATTGATGAAGAAATCAGTAACAGAGGGTGAGATCATTTCCTTCATCTCCGTTGGGATTGCACCCAATGATGAAACACTTATATGGATAGGTTCTCAAAAAAGAGTCACCAGGCTGCGCATGATGGGTGCGATCGCTAATCTTCAACATCATTTTAATTCAGAACAAGTATGATTACAGATGCCGATCGTTTAGACTTCTTAGATACTCTGATCAATCGCACAGAGTTTCAAAACACTAGACGTCCCAAAGAATATGTCGCGTCAGATATGCATTTAGGGCAAGGTTGGTGTTCACTATATGTCAGAAACTTATTTGGAAACATCGTGAAATCTTCCAGTCAAAGTTCAGTTAGAGAAACAATTGATGCTGTCATGAATGGCGCAAAGGAATAAATATGGAACGCGTCACGTTGCACGGAGAAACATTTTTCGTGGTTCATCCGGTCGATCGACTAATGTCAAGTCATATGGTTCGTGAAGTGGTCGAATCTGGCGCTCGATTCGTGGTCAATGCTAGAACAAGTGAATTGACCATTGACCGATCGGCCGTGAAGCAAAATGCTTCAATTTCTGTCACTGAAGATATTTATAAACGACTTGAGGTACTCACGAAACAATTTCAATCAGCACTCAATGAATTAGCCGAGATTCGCAAAGAAATTTCCCTTCTTAAGAGGTGATTATGAAACGAGCTGATGTAATTGAAAATCTTTTGTTGAGTCGGAAAGCCGCACTTCATTTGTTCTATATTACTCAACAGTTCGGCATTCAGATCACCACCGATAATTTTGATATTGTGACAGTAGTTGAAGATGAGCCAGAAGTTCTTCGAGAAATTGAATTGTGGGCTGATGATGTAGGTTTGCTATCAAGAAAGCATCCTGAAGAAGCCAAGTTACTTTTCTTAGAAGTGCCTAAGAAATGACTAAAACAAGAGTAATTAATCAATGGATGGACAGAGACCCTAATTGGGTCTTTGTTCCCGTTGAACACGGTAAATATATGAGAGTCGAAGTGGCGGTGGTCAGAGCACCATGCATCGCTTGCGGAGCGCAATTGGGAGTACCTTGTAAACGTCTTAAAACAAATGGGATGGATTATAGCTCTTTCGTGCATGATGTAAGAAAGACACACGCGAAAGCAGGGCATCTTCATGATATTTATCATGATGTAATTTCAGAGGAAGTCGAATCACCACTTAAATAACAATGCGGGGTTGGTGGAATTGGTAGACGTAAGGGGGCATATGTTACCTTCGATAGAAAATGATAAATTTTTTCTAGAATTAATTGAAAAAGAAGAGCTATTTGTATCAAATTTAGGCGATGTCTTAGACCTAAATACTGGTAAACAAATAGGGTTTATCACAGGCGGTTATAAGAGAATTAATATGTACGGCAAGACGATGGCAGTGCATCGTTTAGTTTATTTAGTACATATTTCTGAAAACATACCTGAATTTCTAGCAATTGATCATTTAGATGGGAATAAGCTCAATAACAAGGTTGAAAATTTAGAAGCGGTCTCATATTCTGAAAATAATAAAAGAGCTGTTTCAAAAGGTCTGCACAAAATCGATATAGCGCGTTTAAAAGAAATTTCAAAAGGGTCTAAAAATGGAATGGCTAAATTGAATTGTGAAGAAGTAAAAGAAATACGCGCATTACGTGAAAAAGGATTTAAGGTAAAAGATATTGCAGAATTGTATCATGTGTTGCCAAAAGCAATTTCACAATTGCTCAATGGCGTGACATATAAAGACTGTTAAATTCAGGCCGTGTGGCGAAATTGCTAAACGCAGTAGATTTAAAATCTACCACCGAAAGGTTTACGGGTTGGAGTCCCGTCACGGCCACCATTTCTATTGCGGTCATACCGGTTCGATTCCGGTACCCCGCACCATAAACATAATGAAAATCAAATTTCCAATTTTAGATAAGAATTTTAACTTCTTGGGACATGTAGATGCCATCACTCCTGAAGAAGCATTGATGAAAGCTAAGAAGAAGTTTCATGAACCGGCAATGATGGTTGATCTTCTGGCGGTACCTCAGGGTAAATATATAATGTACTCAAAACTTCAAACTGTTGAAAGGTGGTCTGAATATGGTGTCACGCATTGATCGAAGAGAATATTATGAATATGTATTTTGGTATCAGGGTCGCCCTGAAGGTAATTGGGAAACTTTAGAAGAATTTACTGCATGCCCTCGTTATGAGTTGACTAAAGCCTTTTCTAATTTTGACAATAAACAAGAATTGATTTTTGATTATGAGGATAGTGAGACTTGCAAAAGAGCTGTTGAAGAACACAATATGAGGCTCTATAGAAGAATTCCTTTCGTCATAAAGGATTGATATGTTGTTATACTCAGCTGATAAATTGGTGAAGCAGTCATGTTCTCAAATGAATTATTTGGATTGGCAAAGAAACCCTTCAGATGGCAACGTAATGACAGATTGGGATCAATTCAAAGGATCCACTGAAAGCCAACTCAAAGGAAATGAATTCGCTGAGGAAGCCTCTAAATCTGATTACAAAGAGATGAGAGGTAGTTTCATTTTTGACTCTAAGACTTTGGGTGACACAATTCAAATCAATTATTGCTTTGATGAAGTTCGTTCCTTGCCTTCCAAAAACATTGTGATTGAACATAAGAGCGTCATATTGCGAGATGATGAGGATGTCACCACGAAAGAGTATTTAACTGATTGTGTTACTCAAGTCGGATTTTACAAAGCACTTCATGAGTTTTCAAACAAACAATATCGAACAGCTCGATTTTATGAAGAAGCGGGATGGCCTGTTCATACATTAAATCTTTCATTCAAACCAATTGAATTTCTTCTTCATATTGGTGATAAATGGTATAAAATAAATACTAAAGATCCTTCTGAGATTCTTCGGTATTACATCACTAAAATCAAAGCTTCAAAAGATTTTCAGAAATCGAGGGCATTTGATCTCAAATATCATAATAAATCTTGGAATTATTTTAAGAAGTTTATCACTCGACGTGTAACTAAGGCGCTTTAATGAACTATACTTCTGACATCGTCAAAGAACAACAACTGAGGTTCGATCATTCACCCAAGATGAGGCAATTATTGAGGCATGAACTCATTTGTGAGAATCCTGATTCATCAACATTGAAGAGATATAAACTGGTGTTTCATTATGATGATGGAACCAAAATTGAGACTGATTACAATGGCAGAATGATCAATGGAAACACTCAAGCTTGAGAATGGTAAATATGAGCTTCGATATGATTCAAAAGAGCACACTCTGAAGGCATATCGACATGGCGAAATGTGGCAGGACTTCACCGGTAATAAATTCATTTATTTGTTGTTTATCAAAGCAATGGAATCTGATTATTATACTTCCAATTTCTTTCAGCAACCTTATCAACTATCGGAGAAGGACATTAAGCTTCGAGAATTTGCTGAGAGATATAGTAAAGAAACTGAAGCATACGATCGAATGGTTTGTACCGGGCCAATTATTGAAGGTTCAATTCGACCCATGAATGCTCGAGAAACAGCATTGATTTCAAGGAATGCTTCAAGGGCCTTTAATGAGATTGCTCATATGGCGATTCAATACGGAATAACTGGGAAAGAACTCAGAAGCGAAATACTTTCAATCCCATAATCACACCCTCCCCGGCTCACCTTAATTGGTGGGTTGGGGGGGGGTATAATTTTTTTTTGATTTTATTATACATAAATAAAGAATGAAATTTTCAATTTATCGATCCTTCAGGGACCAAAAAGGGAAAATTCGGAGTTTCAATCTTTGTGTGAGTTGAGATTGAAAAGCTGTTAACTAAATGAAAGAGGTGCTTTGAGAAAGACACTCATCAGAATATCAAGAATAATGATTAACGATTAATGATACGTCTTTAATGACATTAGAGCACTCGAGCGAGAAGGTGAAATGAGACGTCATTAGTATAGATAATCGTTAATCTTATCGAACTCAATGGACGTGTTTAGAAGAACGTCCATAATAAGAACGTCCTATAAAGACGTGAGCGACACACGTCAGGTGCTATGCCTGGATCGCTCAGAGATCATTAAAGATGTATAAGTAGATAATAGCTAACCTAAAAGATTATTAGTTAATTAGCGATACTCTATACTCTCTAAGAACGTTCTTAAAGATTATTATGGATTACACTCGGTGATGTACTTATGTCACTGAAAATTGGGTCGATTTTGGGCAGTTATTTGATTTTAAAGGAGAAAAATGGAACATCAAGATGATGTTTTTAATGTCATAGATGTGTATGAAAACAAGGAGTACATAGTTCCAACCCCTAAACCTAGTGCTCCTGATTTTCCTGTGACCAACCAACCACAATACACGAATGCAGGGCGAACTATTAATAGGGCTCCATCACCGAAGTCAGTAAGACGTTTGGAGATGTTAAATTTTGACCCTATCACTAAATTAGTGGAAAGGCATTCAGCTTTAACTAAAGAATTAGAATATCAGGAAAAGAGAAGGAAAAATGAGATTGTGGAACTAACAGGTTCCGGTAAGGCCAGAGCCTTTATGATGGACCATCTATTGATGATTCATAGTCAACTCTTCACAATCGAAAAAGAATTACTTCGTTATGGTTATGGTCGTGTACCTGAACAAGGGATGGTCGAAAATACCAGGACTGCTCCGTTAGTCATTAATTTGACTAAGAAAGGGGAACAATATATCGTGAATGATTATGGTCCTTCTTCGGGGGAAGAATGAGTATTTCGATAGGTATTAAAATCTTTAAAATTATGTTAAGAGAGCCTTCTACTGAAGTAGATCTAATTGATGAGACTGGTGCTTCAAGACATGCAATATCCGCTTGGATTAAAGAAATGTCTAATCAAAATTTAATTGTGTTGTGTGGTGAACGAAAGCTGGGCGACAAGACTGTTTCTGTATGGAAACTAAATGATGCTCTTAAAGTATGTTGGATGGACATTAAATCATTGGCCAAATGATAAATCTACATGAAGGCCAATCAGAAGTATATGAAGACTTGTTCATAAAACGATTGTGTGATTATTCTGTTGTTAATTGCTCACGTGGATGGGGTAAGTCTTATTTAGCCGGCACAGCGGCAATGACAGGTATATTTGAACTCTTAGAGTTAGCTGATAATGTGCCTAATAAATTTGTGTATATAATTGCTCCCACATATGATCAAGTTACTGACATTTATTATCCTTTATTAAACTTCGACCTTGGCCTTGAAAGATATGCCATCAGCAGCTCTCGAGATCTTGGCAGGTTTATCTTTCCGGGTAATGTCGAATTAAGGCTGTTGTCTTATGAAGCTGTAGAGCGCATGCGCGGTAAAGGTGCATACTTAGTCATATGGGATGAAATCTCATCGTGTAAGAAAGGGATTAGCCCGAAAGAAGCTTGGAACTCAGTTATTAAGCCTTGTATTAATACTCGATGGTCAGCCAAAAGAGCGCGTATCTATGGTGCTAAGAATCCGGGTAGAGCATTGTTCATTGGAACACCCAAAGGTTTTAATTTCTTTTATGATGCTTACAACTATCGAGAAGTAGATACCCAGTGGCGTTCTTACACATTCGATTATAAAACATCACCCCTATTAGATCCTGAAGAAATCGATCGCAATCGTTCAATGATGGATCCGATTGAATTCGCTTCTGAATATCTTGCATCCTTTAAAGAGTCAGGTAATTCTGTGTTCTATTGTTTCGACAGAAGTAAACACGTCAGAAAGGATTTGCCTTACTTCGAACCTGCGAGAGATGGTGATATGGGTGAAGATGTTCATTTGACTATTGACTTTAACGTGGGTCTTCAGTGCACTGGAGCATTTGCTCTCAGAGGACATCAGATGCACTTCTTAGATGAGTTCAAAGGACATCCAGACACTGAGACCTTAGCGCAAGTTCTCAAACAGAAATATAAAGGACATAAGTTGTATGCCTATCCTGATCCTTCAGGGCGTGCTCGTAAAGCTTCTGCTCCTGTGGGTCGTACTGACTTTAGCATCTTGGCTGCAGCGGGTATTAATTGTCTAGCTCGAAACAAAGCACCTCCGATTGTTGATAGTGTTCAAGCAGTGAACAGAAAGTTATTGACAGCCAAGGGTGATATAAACATGTTCTTCAGTCCTAATGTGCCTGGAATAGTCACTTCAATGGAGAGAACTAAATGGGTGGATAACAATCCTGATATCGCAGTTATTGATAAGTCTGAAAGTATCGAACACTATTCTGACGGTATCAGATACGGTACTGAGTTTTTATTCCCTGTGGAGGCCGGTGTTCGCAAGACGGCCAGAGGCTTTAATTTCTGAGGATCATAATGAAAATAAGCGCAATATTCGGTAGTCTCTATTATCGTCCGGATTATTATCGTTTTAAGGTAAGACTGAACGGCGATTTTAAAGATCACGTATTCTTCGCCGATGAAGAAGCCGGTTATGTTGAAGTGTATAGAACCCATAAAGGGGGTGTTGTCACGATCAACGACAGGCCGCTCGTCGACAGATTGTTCGGTCAGGTCCAAATTGAAGAGGAAGGAAATCTCCTTCTACTTTGAAGCCTCGAGTTTTGAAGTTTAAACTTCGAGGATTTAATGAATGATGAGCAAGTACACAAAATCGAGAAAGATATTGAAGCGCTGCATGAAGCTATTTCTCGATTAACAATCGCAGTGAATGCACTTTCGGGTAATCTAAAGAGTATCACGAAAGAAGCCGCTCACGAATTGAGAGACGATAAAGAATTTGTCGGTCCTGCGTGGAGAAGCGGTGCGGATCATATGCTGGATCATTGGTTGACGAAATCGGGAAGAAGTATCGTCAAATGGCTATTGGGCATAGCCCTAGCCGCCGGTTTGGTATTGGCCGGTAAGTTGGGGGTATTATAGTGAAACAGTTTAAATCTTATATATCGCCAGTAATCGTGGGTCTTTCATTGGGTTGGTTATTAGATCCCGGCATCATTCGGGAAAAGCTTTATGACTTTCATGATTGGCTAAATCCAGTGGCCGAAACATATGCGACGTCTGTGCCTTCCCTGATCGTTCTCTTCGATTTCTGATGTACGGCACCAAATTCCGGGATTGTGAGTTAGAGTCTGTTTTGGCGTATGACGTTAATGCAATACCTATTGAACGTATTCGATTAACGGTCACTCGTGTCGACGGCTCTCACAGCACTCAGCACGATATTGGACCTTTTAAAGGAACTATCCCATGGATCATAACACCACCAGCTCTCGGCAAATTAGAATTATATTCACGCCACATGTGCGATGATCGCCATGTGATCACCCCGATAATAATTAAATAGGACATTATGGCCAGATCAAAATTGACCTCCACCACAGACGATCTGGTCAGTGATGGAGGTAGCGTACTCTTTTCTTTTGTTCAGGGTGAACAGTTAGAACATCCAATAACACTGAACTTTATTGATGATGCTAATAATTATGAATATGAAGCTGTTATTGTTGAAGCTTTGAATGTAGCTGATCAAACATCTAATCCTTTGTTGATAAAAGTGGGCGGTGTCCAAACCACACTTTATGTACGGGTTCCTTTGTACAGGGGTGCGTGGTCATCTGTAGCTGCATATAATGCTGGCGAACTTATTTTGTATCAGAACATATACTACATACTTCTTGATGGAAGTAATAGAACAAATAGCACACTCCCCACTTCCGATCCGTATTGGCAAGTCACCACAAAGAATAAAGTATATGTTCAGTTTCCCAAAACAATGAGCTTAAATTGGGAAATACAGCCCAAGGTTAATTACTCAGTCTATGGATTTTTTGAATTGCGTGTGACTGAACTATCAGGCGTGTTTCCCCGGACATGGAAGCCCGTTCGAGGTCTCGTTGAGGTTCTCTTCAGCCCAACTGAATTGGTGGTCTAATGACCAAGGTAGTCAACATCACTTTAAAAGATGTTGAAGCCAACCTATCGGTGTCCGAAACAATATCGAATGTCGATAATGATCATACGGTCATTCCGAGAACGCCTAAAGGATATGATACAGCCTTCGAGCTAAAATCTACATTATCCTCTTCGCGTTTCGATAGCTTGGTGGTCAATACACCACGACAGATTCGTTTGCCCGGCTGGTCCAAATTAATACAGGAATATGTTACCTCGATTGATTTATTGGATATTCCGGGCTTTGAAAGTCAACAAGACTACTTTCTTGAAGACTACGTTGATCTTTCTTATATTCAAGCCACGGGAGGTCAAGCAGCTCCTGATGAAGCTTCCGGTATTTTTGAAACGTTTTCAACTAGTTTTTCAAAAGTTCTTTCTGAATCGATTAATATCTTCGAAAATCTGGAGAAACCAAGTTCAAGCGAACAATCTGAACACAGCAGTATTACAGAATCTTATCAAATAGCCTTTGATAAGACGCTCAATGAATCAGTCGAAGCTTCAGAAACACTATCGTATGCACTGGGCATAAACTTCTCAGAGAGTAGTATAGTAATTGATTCTGATTATTCAGCGAACACGGACATATTGTCCAATTCTTTAGAATTGAACAACACCTCTGAAGTTGTTTCAGGACACCTCCAAAGCTATTGGGCAGATTTTGTTGAACTTGATTATGTTGGTAGTACTTTCGTAATAGTCTCTAGTTTCTTAATACCCAATTTCTTAAATGAAACTAGCTCGATATATGAAACATTGCTCTTTGAATCAGGTATATTCCCGAATGAAACCAGTTCAGCATCAGAAACGTTACTATTCGAAACAGGAACTTTCTCAGAAGAGTCTAATTCCATAAGTGAATCGTTAATATTCGAATTTCAGTTCGGTGTTCTTCCGGATGAAGTCGGTACATTGCATGAGAATTTGTTATTTGAAACCGGTCTCTTCCCAAGTGAGGTTAGTACTGCGCATGAAGTATTATTATTTGAAAGAGGAATTTCTTTAGATGAAGTCGGTACGGTACATGAAGTCTTGTTATTTGAAAGAGGAATCTTCCCAAGTGAGTCGGGAAATGCTTTTGAAAATATTTCTCTTCATAAGCAAAGCTATATACTGACCGATGCATGGAATCAGAGTTACACTGGAACAACACAATCAATTTAAGGGGAAATATGCAGGACACTGCCGTTAATGCTGTTGGCGACGTACACATTCTGTTAGATGACGGAATGGGTGATGTGCGTAACTATCATTTTAAAAATCTCGTTGTCACTTTAGGTCTTCAGTTCATTGCCCAATCACTCATTAAAACTACCAATAGTCCTGTGGCAATGACCCATATGGGTATTGGTAGCGATGCCACTGCTGCGGCCACTGCACAAAGTGCCCTATTGAATCAATTAATCCGCAAATCACTTACTAGTGCAACCAATGTGGCCGGTACTTTGGGCAATGATACTGTTCAATATCAGGCAACATTCGCTCCCGGTGAAGGCACAAGCACACAAGTTCAAGAAGCTGGTCTTTTCAATGCAAGTACTGCGGGTACAATGCTCTCTCGGGTTGTGTTCGGCGCAATCAATAAGCAAGCAGCTGACTCAATGACGATCACTTGGAAGATTCGCTTCGCGGCTGGGGTTTAACTATGCCGACGATAGTGACGCGAGAAACGGGCGTTACTTCCAAAGACGCTCCTCTGACTAATGCTGAAGTTGACGCTAACTTTATTAACCTTAACAATGCCATTAATGCTCTATCAAAGCTGAGCCAACCTTCCGGACAACTTATTGTTGCGCTGGGCGATAGTTTGCAAGGGAATGCAGTAGGTATGGGCAGCTATGGATTTGCAACTTATTCAAAATCTGGCTTAAATTGGGGTTGCGCTTTATTAAAACAGGCAATATGGATGCCGGTTGGGATTACACCTGCTTATACATCAGGTCCCCCTGATTTAATTAATTATTGTTTGGCAGTATCAGGTGCAACCTCTCAAGACGTTATCGATAACCAAATACCATTAGCTCAAGCATTAAAAGCAAGTTGGTGGTCTGTACAATGTGGTACAAATGATTTGACACTATTAGCCGGGTCGACCGTTGCGCAAGTTACGGCCCGCCTACAAACGATATGTGAGACCGGCCTTTTGTCTGGGTTAAAAATCGCACTATGGACCATTGTTCCCCGTAATGATGCACAATGGACAGCGTTTGAATCTAGTATCACCAGCGCTGGATCTACTATTGCCAAGCAAAAACTAAAGCAAATGGCTATCAACAATTGGATTAGACGGTATGCACAAGAGACACCGAATATCGTCTTAATCGATCCTTATGAAGAATTGGTAAATCCCGCTAGTTCTACGGGTAATTGGTTGGCCGCGTATTCATCTGATGGCGTTCATTGGAATAACACAGGTGCATTTGTTGCTGGGCAAATATTCGCTTCTGCAATGCGCCCATTCATCAAACCTATTAACGTAAGCAGTGTAAGTCAATTAGATATTTATAATGCAACTGATAATGTAACCGGTGATTTTGCTATTAACAAGGGAATGCAAGGTTCTGTTTCCGCATCCGGGCTTGGGATGAGTGGAACATGGCCTACGAATTGGACTGTAGATAATGATGGAACAGCTGATTGTGTCGCCACAACACAAGCCAGATCTGATACACTCTCGGCCGGGGTTCCTGCAAATGGTCGTGAATTGGAAATTGCAATTTCATCGGTAATTGGCAATTCGACAATTCGTGCATATCAAGCGTCTACTGGTGCTATTATCCCTGCAAATACTCCTTTTTATGCAGAAATAGAAATTTCTGTAATTTCAAATTCAGCAGCATGGAAAGGTCCATGGATACAGCTTTTTTCGAACGAAGGTTCAGCGGTGTATGCTGCAAGTATGGAAACTGATTCAAATCTTCCATTAGGTGCATTGTTTGATGCGGTCATTCGTACACCGGTAATGATAAGTACCGGTGTAACAGGCGGATTGATAATCGCTAATCTAAGTTGTATTACTAGCAGCAATGTAACTGTAAAAATCAAGCGCGTTAGTATTCGTGCTATTAATGTTAATTTGCCAGGTTTAATCATGAGTGTATAAATTATGGTGAATATTATAACAAGATCAGTCGGTACGACTGCTAAAGGTAGCCCACTCACAAATGTTGAGCTTGATAATAACTTTATCAATCTGAAAAATGCTATTGAGTCTGGATTAAGTACAACTCAAATAAATGCTGCTGTAGCACTATTGAATGGTAATTTCTCTGGTATTACTCCAGCAGATTTGGAATTCTCTAATTCAAAACTACGTGGAATGAGCGTTGATGATGTCGGTGCTGTTCCTCGTGATCAGAATTATTGGGATTTGTTTAGTCGTTTTAATGCAAATGTGGTGCGTACATTTATAAGACCGAATGCAGTTTCTTTTGGTTCAGCTTATACGCTGTTAAGTTCGCACTATGCCAGTATGGACACGGATATTGCGGCCGCTTGGGCCATTGGGATTAAAACCATTATTGCCGTTCAATCAACAACGGCTTCCAGTATTCTGGATGCTCAAAGCCACGACTTCCTGACGAGTGCCGCTGCCAAAACACAATATGCAAATTTTATAGGCAGTCTTGGCCAGCGTTATGCAGGGGATGAGCGTATCGCGGCTATTGACATAATTAATGAACCTTTTGATGCAACAGTGGGTGTTACTCAAATCGGTTCCGACAATATTATGGCCTTGCAAGAGGAATGCATTGCCGCAATTCGTTTGCACGATCTAAATAGAATATGTATTGTTGAGTGTACGGGTCATGATTCACCAGTCGGGTTTACTTTCTTAAAACCGGTTGCTGACAAAAATGTGGTGTATTCTGTTCATGTGTATCAACCATTTGGTGTCACGCACAGTAATGTGACAGCTCCTCTTTATACAGGATTATGGCCCACAGCAACACCTGTTGATGGTGGTTTTTCTTGGCTGAATGCTCAAATAGGAAATCGTGAACGCTTAAAACAAGAATTGAAGCCAGTTATTGATTTTCAGAACAGATATGGCGTGAATATTTTTGTTGGAGAGTTTTCATGCTCTCGCATGACGCATCATACGGTTGCTCCCGCTTATGTCGAAGATGCTATTAATGTATTTGAAGAATTGGGTTGGAGTTGGAACTATCATTCATTTGGATTTCCATCAGTGCCTTGGGGACCCTTTGAAATGCCCTTTAGTAGTGCTTTAATTTCTTATAATAATACAGTTACATCAGGCACTGTGGCGTTAAATACGACGACAGGTAATCCAGGAAATAGCTCCAGAACTCCGATTGCTCCTATCTCTTCAGCATTTTCCAAAAACAAGTTGCACAGAAATGCACCGGTACCGCCACAGGTGGCATTTTTCGCCGGCGAAGATTTTGAGTTAGCTTCATCAGGCCGTTCTTGGACAAGTCTTAATGGCGTTACTGGCGCTGGTGTTGTCAATACTGCTGCCACCTCTTTCCCGAAAAGCGGTACGAAGCACGCGCTGTTCACTCACGCAGATACGGGAGATGCCGCAGCGGCTTCTATCCTGATGTCTGATCAAGTAGGTGCTCAAGGTGAAGGTGAATTATTCTTAAGTTTTGATGTCCGTTTGGGAGCCACCATCACATCCAGTAAAACACTTCAACTACTTCAGGCTTTCGGAGAAGGCGGCTCAAACCCTTACCTTACGCTTGCCAATGTGCCCGGTACTAACACGTGGCAATTGGACGTTTGGAAAGGTAGTGGAGACTATGGTGCTAGACAATTTTATCTAGTAAATGGATTGAGTCTTCCTGTGGGTGTTTACACACGACTTAAGCTGGCATGGATTGCAGATCAATACATAGGCAGAATACGTGTGTGGCAAGATAACATTCTTCTGGTTGATATAAATACCACACCAACGATCACCAATAACGCCACTGATGGCTTGTGGCGTCCTCAATTGGGTTTATTAAACAGTAATCAACGCTTACAGAATTTGGCGTTTGATAATATTTTGTTCAGTCGTGGTAGCGACATTTGTTAAGGAATAAAAATGGATATTAAAATCAATGAAGTAACAATTACCCCGACTTCTAATATAATTTCCGCTATTACAAACCCTGCAGATCAAATCCCCGAGAATTGGGACATTGTGCCCAGTGATAAAAATGAAATGTGGTTCGTATATAATAATAAAGCCACGGGTTCTCATTTCGAAGGACCAAAGAGAGAATTTATGTCCATTTACATGAAAGGTTAACACGTGGCTAACGTAAAATATCCGAAGTACGCTGAGGCACTGCTTCAGGCGGGCGTCAATTTGAGTTCAGGCACCGTTAAAGCTGCCCTAATCGATACGGGAACTGTTACTTATAACGCCACACATCAATATTACAGTAGTGTTTCCACAGGTGTCATCGGCACACCGGTGGCACTTGCAAGTAAAACATTTACCAATGGACTGTTTGATGCAGCCGATTTAGCGTTTTCAGCGGTGACCAGTAATACGGCAGAAGCCTTGATTCTTTATGTTGACACAGGTACTGCGGGCACTTCTCCATTATTGGTTTGGATGGATACAGGCGTTAGTGGTTTTCCAGTCACTCCGAATGGTGGCGATATTAATCTTACTTGGAATGCTTCAGGCATTTTTCAGATTTAATTATGATAAGCATCAACGAAACGCGGCCCGCGCCGCTGGGAGATTGAGCATGACACCGGAACAACTGACGACGCTGAAGGCGGCGATTCTGGCGGAGACGAATGCTGGATTTGTTGAGCTACGCACGCAGGGCGCTACGGGCGCGATGGCGGCGTTCTACAACGAACAAGCGGCGCCAGTTTTCTACATCTGGCGCAAGAACTACACGCCAGACCTAATCGCAGATGCCATCGACATTGGCATCACGCAGCTTGACGGGTTGACGGCTAGCAAGCGCGATTCGCTGTTGTGGTGGGCAAATCGTCAGCACGACGCATCGCTGGCAGCGACTCAGGCCGCGATCAATGATCTGTGCGGCAGTCAGAACACGCTCAAGAATGCTGTGCTTGATGGCGGAAAACGCAAGGTGACGCGCGGAGAAAAGCTGTACTCCACCGGCACCGGCTCGCTGGCTTCACCGGGGGCCACCGGCTTTGAGGGCGCGATCAACAACGGCGACATCGTGGCCGCGCTGGAGGCTTAAATGGCAACCACAGCAACCTATGCACAAGGCACACGAAGCTCTGCCGTTCTCGCGTTGGGAACGCTTGCAAGCGCGACCTATGTGACCAGCAGCGCCATTGACCTCGGGGCCACTATCCCGATGGACGTGACTTTCGAGATGGAAGCAAACGCCAACGGCTCGCCAAGCGGAAACAAGCAGCTGGTGCTGTTCTGCAAGTTCAGCCTTGACGGCACGAACTACGGCAGCGGCCCGGAGAGCGGCACAACGGCGACGGAAGAAGGCGACCTGCATTTCATCGGCGCCATGCCGACCGTTGACACGAACGATCACCGCAAGTTCTTTTCGCTGGCTGGGCTGCCGATTGCGCGCTACCTGAAGCTGGTTGTGAAGAACGACCTGGGCGTTGCACTCACCAGCGGCAACGTCTACAAGTCTGACATCACCATTGTCTCGACATAAGGCCCCGCCGTGCTGATTCTCGAAAGGCCGTGGACGCGGCAGCCGCAGTTTGCTGCTATCCCGTCTCGGAAATGGCTTGGCAGCGGCATGCGAGCATTATTCCTGCCGCTACCCAATGGCATGATTTATGAGGCTGTAACGAGGCGCATCCCAGATGCTTTCGTTGCAACCCCTGTAACTCGTCCTAGAGGCACTTATAGCAGGCTGAGTTCATCTGCTGCGACTGCACAATTCAATACAGTATTCGGCATGCCGCAAAACGGCATTACGATAGTAGTATTCTGCCGGAACACATCAACATCAGGATTTGATGCCGGCGCAATTCTTAAAGTTGGCAGTCCAACAACCGGCTACGGAATTGGCGTTGGGTCTGGAGTTGTTGACTCATGGGACACGCCGGCATCAGCGCAGCGCCTGACTGGGCTGTACGAGGCGGTGGCTTGGAAGTACCCTGGTTCTGTAGTAACAGTTCCATCGACGGGCATTGAATATTACTGCGCCGCGATGCGCATTAGCGCCAACAATACTGGCGGCATTTACGCCCCTGGCTTGGGTGAAGGAACCTGGGCCGCAAGCACGCCAGTCGCTCCGGCATCCAACACATACATCGGCGGCTACCAATCGGGACGCTACCCTGAAGAGCATGAATTGCTGGCTGCGGCTTTGTTCTCATCGATCCTGACAAATGCCGACGTGCTTTCGCTTTATAACGATCCCTGGCAGCTATTCCAGCCCAGCCGCATCTACATCCCGCAAGCCACCGCAGCCGGCTACACCCACCCCACCCTGAGCGTCGCGACCGCGCTCGAAATCAGCGCGACGAGCTTCAAGCCGAGCGTGACGTACACGTTTTCATAAGGATGACATATGAGTCGTACTGCCTACTGGATCGCGCATCCGACAAGTACTTGGGTGGCTGGTACTTTAACCGGCGAACATGTTCGTTTACGTAAACTTTCAAATGGTACTACGGACGCTAATTTCTTCGGAGATGAGCCGTTCATCGCGACCATCGGCAGTGATACGCTCACCGAAAGTGTAGCTGCATCGCCGGCCACAGAAGGTATTGAATATACTGTTGCGTGGGTCATTTATGATCCTGAAGCGACTCCGCAATACAGTAACGTTGAAATTGGCACCTTCAATACTATTTCAAATACCATAACAGCTTCGTATATTGAATCTAGTTTATTAATTTATGCGCCTTCATTATCATTAGGGGCTGTATCTTTAACTGCTCCTTTAATTGATTCCACATTTACTATCAATGCTCCTTCATTATCATTAGGGGCTGTATCTTTAACTGCTCCTTTAATTGATTCCACATTTA